ATTCTATCACTAACACTATGTCGTAATTCTCGTGATTGTCGTGAATGTTCAGTCATATGATCTTTCTACAAGTGCATGTTTGTTATCTGCACGATGAAAACATTTAGTATCATTGAATTCACTTGGCTTTATTATTAACCTGGAATATTGATAGATGCCACAAAATTTAAATTGCCATGGATTCTTTGGATCAAACTGTTCAAAGGCTGTAATAAACACATCACCACCTTTCATTACAATTTTATTCCATTCTGGCCATTCAGTTCTACCGATTGTCCAGGTGACAGCGGGTTTACCTTTATTGTAATTATATAAAGCTACCTTATCATCCATCATTATTTTCTCACCAGTTGGAGTAATAATAGTTCTATCTAATGGATGGGTATCTTCATATGCTTCAAAAATATAACCACGTGAATCTAATTGCAAAGAATGTTCTGATTGTACTGTAAGACCGATAAAAAGATTATGTTTGTGTGCATACAAGGAATGCAGATATGATATCACATCATTCCTTGGCTGCAGAACATCACCTGTTTTTAAATAGGTGTATTTCATTTAAAGATTTCCTGTGCTTTAAGATCATTCTTGATATAACCAAGCTTGATATCTTCAACAACAGTTCTTTCAACTGTATCACCGATTTTACCAGTTCGATGTTTTTCTGGTATCAGTTTATAGGATTCTTCATTGATAAGAACTTGCTTAACAACTCGCTGAAGGAAAGTTCCTGTTTTAAAGAATGCTGGTTCATCTTCCCATGGCTTATCAAGCCCACGAAGCATTGACTTCTTCATTTGGCTACCAACACCATGAAGTTGTTTAGCAGAGAAATGTGCTTGTGCTGCCATGCTGATTGAGTTCTTGATACAATCGTCTTGACGCCATAGGTAGTTCAAGTACACATCATTCTTTGATTCAACATTCCAAACCCTGCAATCGAAAATCTGAACAGTTCCAGTTTTTTCAGGAAGGTACTCAGCAAGTTTTTGGCAAAAGAATCCACTAGCCATACCTGCAAGTACAGAGGTTAGCTTTTGAAATTTACCATCAAACATGTAAAGTGATTCTGGATTTTCAGGATCATTCCACCAGCAAAGAGTTATTTCATCTGATTGAGTATAACCGATTTTTGCATGTGTATGTTTAACAAGATATTCAGTTGTAGCAACCATAAGATTGGTCAACCGAGTATCATAAGGACGTTGTAGTCCTTTAGTAAAGGTATGGAAAGCACGACCATCAAGACGTGCCATCAGTGGTTTGTTTGGATCAGCTTTACGACCGGCTTCAAGTTGTTCTTGAGCTTTAAGGTAGTCACCCATTTTATCTTTGTTCATATCATTCCTTAAACAGTGTCTAATTCTTCAACATATTCATCGCCCAATATAATTGGTTCATTGAATGGTTTGAGTGTATCTAATATACTACGATCGACATTAAATGCGATTGTAATGTGTGGTTGATAAACCGGAAAATCGTAAGTCAAATTATATTTGGCCATCAATCGTATATGTCTTGCATATAAAGCAGGACAATTCAATTTCATTACTAATACACCAGGATTACCTTTAGCATCAGAAAATATATCATACCCAATACAATCAGCTGTAAATGTGCGAGTTGGATTGACTTCAATATCTTTATTGTATTTTCTACTAAAGATTACAGTGGTATGTAATCGACGTTCAAATTCTGAAGACTTTATATCAAGGCCTTCAAAATGTTTAATAAATGTGTCTCTGGATGGTTGTAAAACACGAACAGCCACATATGAACCCTGTGGCACTATTTCAGACATTTTCATAATACTCCCTAATGATTATTATGATTGTATTATATCACATAATCACTAAAAAGTATATTTGATTATCCCTTGGCGGAACCTGCTGGAGGAGATGGTGGTGATAACGGAGTATCTGCAATTGGTGATTGTACACCATATTTTGCAAGGATAAATTTACTGAAACCTTCTACTGAAGCAACATATGCCAAGTAAATAGAAAACATATCCCAATTGATATTATTTTGTAGTGTTAATCTTATAACAATAAATGTTGCTGTAAGGCCACCAAGTAGTTGTAAGACTTTTGTTGTTGATACTTTAACCTTACCAGTAACTTGGTCAATGTTAGTGATCATATCTAACCAGCTTACTTGTGGAGCTTTATGAATAATATATAAAGCATATACAGCAAGTACAAGCATTATGCAAAGTATAATTACAAAAACATCAACATTATATCCGAAAAATGGAACAATTGTTAAAAGATTGATTTGCCCGGTTGCTGCTGGGATTACGGGAAGTGTCATGGTGTTGCCCTAATAAATATATATTAATGATATTATATTTAAGGAATTTTATGAAAATGGTTGATATTCACATGATTGATCGTGGTTCTTATCCAGAAGCAGCAAGACAGAGAGAATTAATACAACACCCATTAGTCCAATTCCAAGAAGGGGTTTATGTTCTAGATAACATAAGAGAAGCCAGATACTTATCTTATAGTAAAGGCACATGCCCATATGTTTCATGGATTGATGATGATGATGAAGTTTTAGATATAAGCTGGTTAGATGAAGCCATTGAGATATTAGAATCCAATCCTAAAATATCAGCAGTCTATCCAAGATATGTAATATATGAACATGGTAAAGTTAGAGAAACATTACCTATACAGGATCCATGGAATAAGAATCTACATCGAAAATCATGTCCAGTTGCTCACCACTTAACAATAATGAGACGGGAACAAGTAATGGCTATTCAGGAATTATATAAAGATCATCCTAAGATGAATAGAATGCCAGATATGATATTAACACAAACTTTATTACGCTATGGTGTTTTACATCCAATTTCTAATATTGCTTATAAATGGATATTAAGGGATAACTCATCCCGGTTAACTAATGATGGTAAAGCAGTAAATCATTGGGCAAACCAATTCACCTGTGAAACTTACCGTTTACATTCGTTACTGACCTGATACAGAAACTGGGAAGGTTGAAGTTTCAACCCCATTAATAATTGTTAAGCCATTAGCAACTTGTACCGGGAATGATGCTACTTCAACACTTTGAATTATATAAGCACCACCGCCCGATTGAACTGGGAATGATGATACTGCTGGAGCAATTAATAAAGCCCCAGCATTTCCTGCCTGAACAGGAAACATAAAATCAATAGTATTCGCTTTCTGTCTATCACATGAAAGTACACCAGTTATAGCTGCAAACATTTAGAATGTCCAAGAAGTTGGGAATTGAATTTTAAAATTCACAATACGATATTGTTGCCCAGTAATGATATTAGTATCGGGAAGTTCTAAATCCATACCAGAACCCGTAGCACCAACTGTTCCAACGATTTGATGAATGATTGGATCTAATTGAATTCCATAAGCATCATTAGTACAGATAGCTGTCACTAACCAAAACCAAGTAACTGTACCAGAAGCAAGAGCACTCTTAAAATGGGTTTCAATCACAGCAGGATTTATAGTTGTTTGTGTTGGTAAAAAATCTCCTTCTGGATTAGTAGTACCATCCATTGTGGTGAAGGTGGCAAGAATATCAGTAGAACGTGAACTAACAGAAGTAAGTGTTGTTAAGTCAGTTGGTACGGTTCCCTGCATTAAATGTAAATAAGAAACTTCAGCATATGGACCAAGATTACCATTTGAACCACCATTTAGTATACCAGTTAAATTTGGAGAACCATACGCCCAGGCACCACTTTGATCAGCAGCTCGGTTAAAATGTACATTCAACATACGACCTGGAATCACTGCTGCAAGGTCTGGACTCATTTCTAAAAAATTACTCATATCATACTCCCGGTACAAAGTTGGTTAAAATACTAGCATCTAAAACAGAAACTGGAGTACCAGCCACAAATGTTGTAGATTCAAATCTAATAATACCTGTACCTGTTGTATCTGAAACTGGTACAACAAAAAACAAACTGGTTGGGATAACACTACCAGATAACTGTGATGCATTAACGTCCATATTACACCATAGGATTGCCCAGGTTGCAATACCTGAATAAGCAGGGGTTGAAGTTGGATAGGTTGCTACTTGTGCTAAGCTACTTCCTACTGGTTGTGTTTGCCAAATACAACCATTGAAATGTGCTAAACAATTTGCATTACTACTTGTGTAGCTTGCCCAATTTGTAATAATATCTGCAGCTGCTGGTTGAGTACCAGAGTAAACAGTAATTGCAGTATTATCATTGGATGGCGAAAGTATTGAAGAAATACCAGAAGTCGTCATTAATTTTGTAATACTTGTTGAGAATATAAGTGCCATAATTTTCCTTGATTATCCTAAGTGACCTTCAATGTCCCATTGATTCGGGCCAACTTTTATTAGTGTTACTTTTGTATATTCACCTGCAGTAATAAGTGAACTTGGAGTATTAATTGTTACCCCAACATCAGGAACAAATGTAATAACTCCCTGAGATGCTTGGGTTACTAATGCAAAACCACCAATTGGCATCGGGCCTGGATTAGCTGGATTATAATCATTCATCCAATACTGATCAGTACCTGGCCAAAATGAATCAGCTCTTACTGTAACAGTAACTGGTGGATTACCAACACCAAGACGTAAATGAGCATTGTGATGAGCAGATGATCCGAAATCAAAAGCTAAAACTGGCGGTTCCATTTGATTCATTGGTGCAGGTGCAATTATTGGATCTTGCCATGTTGGTTGATTACCAACACCACCTGACATCATAAGTGTACCAGTATCACCTGGATCACCAGCTAATTCAAGTTCACCAGCAGCAGTAATTGTCATACGAGTATATGGATTACCATATGAATCATAACCAGCAACTATATTAACATTACCATTACCACTTTGACCGACATTATTAAAACCACCACTTAATGTTAAATCGAAATTACCATATTCACTAGCAGCTAAACCAGTAACATTACTAACAGCAAGGGTATCACTTGAAACATTATAGGTAAATGCTGAAGATGAAGTAATACCTGTACCATTACCAAATACAACTTGTTGATCTGGCATTGCAACAGTAGGGTCTGGAAGTGTTGTCCAGATAACACCAGCTTGTTGTTGTGGACCATATTCAGTTACAGGAACTGGTCCTTGTGACATTAAGAATTGACCAGGAGTACCAACTGAACCGGTTGTATCAGTCACACTATCATCACTGTTCATTGAGACAAGTATACCAGCTGCAACAGTAGGTGCATAAAGATACTGACCAGATACACTGTATATAAAGTTTGGATCAGATGTAATTCCAGTACCAGCTTGATTACCAAAAACAACTTGCTCTGATTGGATTGCAATATTTGGTACTGGTAAAGTTGTCCAGTGTACTGAAGTACCATTACCGGTTGAAGTAAGAACTTGACCGGCAGTACCTTCAGATGAATTTGCAAGAATACTACCATCAGCCTGTAATGTTAATTTAGAACCAGTGCTTAAACCATTTGCTGTTAGTTGACCAGTCATGGTATCACCAGCTTTATTAACTGGTACATAACCTAATGCAGTAACCACTTGACTGAATGTAAGACCTGGAAGTGATGCCCAGTGTGGAGTATTACCTATACCTTGTGATGTAATAACTTGACCTGCATTACCAGAATCGCCTTGAATCCACCAATCACCTTGTGTAGTAATAGTAAGACGGTTTAATGGATTTTGATAACTATCATAACCAGCATTAAAATTGATATTACCACTTGGTCCACTATTATTAAATCCACCACTTATATTTAAATCAAAGCTACCATATGGATCAGTACTTAAACCTGTAATATTTGTTACACCAAGAGTATCAGTATTTTGATCATAGATGAAACTTGCAGTTGAAGTTGTTGTTGTACCAGTGCTATCACCATATATAATTTGACCATTAGGTGCAGCTGTAGTAATACTAGCAGGTGGTAAGGTTGTCCATGCAACTGAATTAACACCAAAGGAGGTTAATACTTGACCAGAGGTACCAACAGTTCCACCAGCAGTAATAGAACCAGTAGAATTTAATAACAATACCGAATTAAGATTTAATGATGGTACTGTTAAGTTACCAGTCATTGTATCACCAGACTTATTAACCTTGGTGATAATCTCAGAATTTAAAAGTGAAACCTGACCTTCAAGGGTTGGGATTCTTAGGAAATCAAGTGCAGCAAGATAACCATCACTAACAGGAGATGATTTAGTAATACTGACTATTGGGGTATTAGGAAAACCGGTAACAGTAATTGGAGCAGTACTGGAAACATATTGAACGCCAACTGATTCACCAATAACAGCCACATCAGTTTCCCAATCAAAACCGAGAAGTATGCTTTGTGCGCCAACGATAGTTCCGACATTAACATATTTTAATACACTTGGCTTATCAGTAGTTACTTGACCAGTACCATCACAATATACAATTGTGCCCCAAATGCTTGGGTCCCATGACCACTGTTGATTAACAACAATACGACCACGAGTAATAATATCAACAGTACCATTTTGTGCGACAGCTTGGGTAACCATACCGATCGGAGCTTTTGCAGTATCATATGGTGGAACACTTGAAGCAAGTGCTGCCTGACCATTAAGAAGATAGACTAAAGAGAATGCTGGAAGATTTTCAAGTGCTTGTACTGTTACTTGGGCATTTTCAAGTTTAACTAAACTACCAGTACTATTTGAAACTACTGGACTATCTGTTGTTAATAAGTTACCATTATTATCTCTGAAGATACTACCATAACCATCAGTGAGTACGAAACCACCAGTGGAATTTGGATTGTTTAAACCGACTTGAGAAGCAAATGGAGCTTGAACAATGATACTACCATTTTGAAGTGTACCAGCAAAGACACGAAGAACCATAGTCCAACGAGTACCATCCCAGACATTCATTGTGTTATTAGCAGTATCCCACCACATCTGACCAATGGCCGGAGATAATGGATGAGTTGCAGCAATGACAACTTGGTATGGAGTTGAACCGCGAGTAATAGAACCGTTTACTTGGTTAATTTCCCAGTAAAGGTATTGTGTTGTATTTCCTGTGAATGGACCCCAAGCATTACGAACAATGCTATATTCACCGATTATATAGTTTACTGATCTATTAGCAATGGTTGCTAAGGTAGGAACCGGTCCTACTACTAAATCAATAAAATTGTTTTGGCCCTGTTGTAAGAAATTGGCTTGAGTAGATAAAAGCCCCTGTCTGTAAGAAATTCTCATTTACTGTCCCTAAAATTAGAAGAATTGTATATGAGATATTTATTAAATTAGGGGCGTTCGGGATATTATCCTACCAATTTTTGTTTCAAAGCATCGAAACCACCAATAAGTGTATCGCCTTCGAAAATTTGCGGAACCGTTCGGGCTCCTGGTACTTTAGATTGTAATTCTGCTACTGAATAATAGTCACCTGGTTCTGATTTAGTTTGTCCAACATCAAGGATTTTCTCACTATAACTAAGTCCCTTTTGTGTTAAAAGTTCTTTAGCACGATCACAATAACTGCAGCTCTCTTTTGAATAAATTGTATACATTTAGTCTCCTTATAAAATGGGAGGTTTAAGGCCTCCCACTATTTATTTAAATTTCACAACCGCCGGCTGTACAAGCAAGCATTTGTGCACCTTCAACATTATCCTCAATTTCGATAATACTATCCCAGTCAGGATCAGTAGGCATTTTATCCATAAGTTCATTGTATTGTTTTTCAGTACAATCTTCATATGGTGCTTGCTTGTAGCTACCACCATCGTATGGAAGGAATGATACACCAGACATTTCATCAAAGTGTTCCCAAACGAATGCACCAACAGCTGGCCATTCTTTTTCACTAACTGAAATAGTTACTGAAGGTTTGTGTTCACAATAATGACGTTGATATACTAACCATAATTTTAAATGTTGAATAGCAGTTAATTGTTCACGAAGTAAAGCACCGTGTGGAGCTTTTTTCGGGAATGTAAAGATGGTTGTATGATTTGGTTTAGTAACATCGGGTTCATGTGGAATACCAGATTCAATCATAAACTTTGTCAACGGGTCTTTATTATCGGCACGAACACGACGGAAATAATATACTGCATGACGTGGATGTAAACCAGAAGCTGAATCAACTAATTGTGAAACAGTACCTGATGGTTTAACTGCAGTAATAGCAGTACTCTGTTGGATACCAAGAATTTCAGAGAATTCAAGATTGACAGCAACACAGTGTGCTTTGATTGCTTCTAAGCGTGCAGGAAGATCTTTATCATCTGGATTATTGAAATTTGCATTATCCAGAATACCAGTCATTGAAACACCAAGCAAACGTTCTTGTTCAGTATTATCTTTCCAAATCTTACGAAGATATGGGAAGTGTGTTAATGTAGATTGGTAAGTTCCCATGATTGCAGCAATACGAGCTTTACGTTTAATGCTTTCAACTGTATCATCTGAACGAACAATAATTTCAGTAAGGTTACAGAATTGATATGGACGCAAGATAATTTCCGAACATGGATTAGTACCAAAGTCAAAATCTGGATTACGACGACCATTCATCTTAACTACATTTTTAGCGGCTTCACGATTGAAGATACCACGTTCACCTGATTTAGAATCATACAATGAAAGCCATTCACGTAGGAATGTACCAACATCTGGACGTTCAGTATAACAAGCTGAGTTATTGGCAAGAGCACGTTGACCTTGGGTTTCATACCAAGCACCAGCTTTTGCATGGCGAAGACGATCATCTGAAAGGTTAGATAATGAAATCATTGCAGAACGGCGAACACCACCAACAACTACAACTTCACCAATCTTACACATGATATCATGGCATTCAAGACTGTTCAATTTACGACCTGCTGCGGCTTTGAAAGTCTTAACAGCAAATTTAAATAATTCTACTAATGGTTCTGGACCTGATGCACGACCACCAAAGGTTTTTAAACGAGCACCTGCTGGACGTACTTTAGACACATCCCATTGTGGGGCTTCACCAGCATAGAGCATTGCCAAGACTTGACGAAGGGCTTTTGCCCAACCTTCTTTTGAATCTGATACTACAATAGTGGTTTCACTATCATAAACTTTTTCTGGGATTTCAGGAAGTTTATTTACGTATTGACGTTCAACTGAGAAGCCAACGCCTGTACCTGCAAGTAAAATATACATTGCTTCATCAAAGGCTTTTGGATCATCGATTGGAAGATATGAACAGTTATATCCACAAGTGTTATCACGGTTCAAAGCTTTACCTGCGGTCATCAATGAACGCATTGATGGCATTACTTCAAAGTTTTCAATAGCACTAACAATTTCAGCACGAGTTTCTGCTGGGATAGTATAGTTGTGTTTTGCCAATAAATGAGCATCCATAAACTCAATATAACGAGCAACTGTTTCTGACCAATTTTCTCTACGTTTTACTGGATCTAAATAACGAGCATAACGAGATTTTGCAATATATGTTTCATATAATTTATTTTGTTTGTCTACCGTGGTTGCTGTTGGCATGCCCACTTCTTCTCCTGTGGTAGATACTTCTTTTACTACTTGTTCTAATCTAGTCATTAAAATTCCTGTTAAATTTGTGATAAAGAAAATGCTGTTACTTCATTGACTCGGCGTAACCAACCATTTAAAAATTGTGCATCTGATGGTGTGGTTTCAACGATTGTGTGATATCGAGCAATTCTAATTGTGGATAAAGTATTAATTAAAGTTGCTGGGTCTTGCGGTGTTACTAAAGCTAAAGTGGCTGGTCCAACTAAACCATCAATTGGGTTTGCCCCAACTGCTTGCTGTAGAATTTTACCTGCACGTGGTACACCATTGTTGACACAGGTGTCAAAATGGAATATACATAATGGACTGGCCATCTTGTCACATGAACCTGCTAACCAATAGTGAGTATAATAAATTTGCATTGCACTATTCAAATCTAGATTAGCAACATCTACACTTGGATTTTCACTTAATGCAATACCAAATTTAGTTAAGCCACCAGCATCGCCGGCAGTATTGGTATAGCCACATTTATGTGGAGTATTAACATTACCTGAAATAGTATCTGGATCATTTGGATTCCAATCACTACCTACTTCATATTTCATGGCATTATTAAAAGAGGTTACAAAGTTGGTATCGAATGTCATATAGCGTTCCTTATAGTTTTGTTATATACTAAGATCAATTGGTTATGAGAAAATATCACCAACTATCTTATCAGATAGGTATTTATAAAGATCGTGAGGACCGATGACAACTGAGAGAGCAACTTGTTTTCCGATTCCTTGAGACGGACCAACAGGATGTACTAGTGCCGTACCTTTTCCAATCATTGGATGAATTAATGACATGCTATCGCAATAATCAAGCACCATAATGTCTAAAGTACGTAGTTTCAACTCGTCTTTTGCAAAAACAAAAGCGATGTGTTTTGTTGCTGCACATGATTGTATATTGACAGTATCTAATTGAAAGGTGTCTCTATCCGTAACTAGAATATTCCAAGTGGCAGGAATCCAAAATTCAGAATTATTAATTCGAACTTTAACAGCTGCACCAGTAGTTTCTTCAAGGTAGAGAATGGGGAGGAGGGTAAAATCTGTATCGATTCCACGGAACATCCAACAGTGCTTAATTACTATTGGAGCTGTCAAAGAATCAACAGAGAATGGAATTGCGAAGTCTGGTAGGACTAACATGTTTCTTTTATTCCTTAATTTATATTATGTATCTATTATACCACAAATTGTAACCAAATGCAACATATCATTTGATTGATTTGTAAACTTTGATAACTTGTTTCTTGAGTACTGGATATTTTGCTTCTGCATAATGCTTTAATCTTTCTTTAGCATGCTTCTTGGCATACTTCAATTTAGAATGAATATCAACACAGCGGGCTTTTGTTTTATCACGGCCAATACGCATTGAACGTCCAAGCCCTTGAATACATTTAACAAATGATTTGCCTGCATCAACAAAGACTAAACAGAAAATACGATCGATAGAAATTCCTGTTGATGCAATACCAACAGTTGCAATAACGATTAAATCATCATGCTCCTCGAACATATCATAATGCTCTTTACGTAAATCGGATGAACTGTTACCATAAAGAAATACTGCACCTTTGATAAGAGCTGTTAACTTTTTACCAAACGATATATCATTGACAAGTACTAAAGTATTACCATTGGCTGCACATTCAGAAATAATAATATCAGCAATCATTTCTAAACGATCTGGTGATTTTGCCAAGAATGATTTTTCAGCAGCATAATTTTCAAACTCTTCTATGACATAGGTTTCATTTAATTCAATTGGTTGAATCTCAACTTCTGCAAGATAACCATTTGCAATTAACCATTCAGCCGGAATCTCTTTCAAGATAGGACCAATTGCAGAGAAGATTGCCATCTGATCACTTGGTGGTTTTGGCATTGTACCAGTTACACCAAAACGGAAAGCAATATGCTTACCATTTTCATTAAGTAATTTTTTAGCAACATCTGCCTTACAACCTTGGGCTTCATCCCAGATTAATGCAGAGAACTGTAATAGAATGGTTGGGTTGTATTGAATAGCTTGCCAGGAGGCCACAATGTGCTTGTGGTCCAAATCTTTATCCTCACCTGAATATATACCAGTATCTAAACCGAGGCTCTCATAGGTTGCTATGGTTTGCCCAACCAAGTCTGCTGATGGAACAATAGTAATAACTTTACAACCTATTGAAGCATAGATATGAGAGATACCCGCAGTGATCATTGTCTTACCTGCAGCAGTTGCGGCAATAAGAATACCTGAACCCGCATCAACTAATGTATTGATAGCTTCAACTTGATACTCACGGACAAGACATGGTTTACCACGGAATTGGATATTACCAAACATGTCAACTGATGCACGCATGGTTGGATTAGTGACCAGTTTACGGTTATCCTCGAGCTCAATATCATATCCCCATTTTTCAAGATGTGGAAGTATCTTATCAAGCAAGCGAATATAAGTTTTACCAGTCTTAGCATAGAATCTAACTTTACCATCCCAGCCACCAAATTTAAATGATGGATTGAAAAAATAACCTTCGGCAAAGAGACCGAAGGTATTATAAAGTGATTCTTGTTCTGAAGGGAATAAACCGGTGATTACACAGTTAACTTCATCAGTTACTGTTATTTTACATTTTCTACTCATTAGTGTGTATCATAAAGAAATACGTATTGGATGCCCATGTCAAGTTTATATTGTTTAGGATCAGGGAAACCATCTTCAAAATGGTTATTGATACCAAGGTTATCAATCAAGTCTGACCACTGTACTTTAATATTTGTATGTTGTCCAACAATCGATACTTGGCTTACCATACTAATGAACTTAGCAATATTCAACATTTCACGTGGGGTCATTGTTTGCTGTTCAACTAATTCAATGCATTGACCATCTTTCAAAACTACAATATATTGCACATCATCTTTTGGAATTGTATTACCACCAGTGATAGACATAGATGTAAGTTGAACTGTAGTCAAAGCAGGAATTGGATTGGCATAAGATACACTACCAGATAAAGAACCCACACCACTTGATCCGACAATAGTTTGTCCTAATGGACCTGAACCACCTGTTGGGAATGGCCAACCTAATCCACCATTACCTGTGACCTGTGGTTTAGGAGTAATTGGTGATGAATTAACTGGAGCACTACAATCAGTACCTGCATCCATATCAACTTTTGAAATTGAATCTTCTGTTGGTTTACTAATACCTGTAACAGTATAGATACCATTTTTTGTATCAACTGCTTGGCCTTTAACTAAAACTTTATCTGCTAACATATAAGCGGGAATAGTCATAGCTTGATTAGTTTTTTTATTCATGAGTCTGATATCAGATTCAAAAGTTACTTCACCACCATGCCAACGTTCACCACCAGTCCAGCGACCAAGGTCAGCTGATTCTAATTGAGAGACAACTGGTTTTTTAATATCAACTGCAATAGTTGATGGCTTTGGTAAATTTGCACAATGCCAGTAACTACCAGACTGTGGACGTTTAGTCATTTCTAAAACGGGATGAACATCTTCAAAATTGCCACGATGAAATCCAGCTTTTTGCATTGGAGTCATGTCTTCATTGAATACCCGATTGAATTCCTGTTGGAAGACTATATCTTTATATGGGTTTGGCATTAGAGTAATAGTACCAGGACGAGGTGTTGTATTTCCAACTGGTACCTCAAGTTTTTCCCATTTGACTGGTTTTGGTAATTTTAAAGTTTTTCCAGGTTTTGTGGTATCTGTATTGACTTCTTCTATGTCAGACATTTTCTTAAAGCCTGTAACACCATGAATCATTGTGGGTTGTTTATACATTTTTATATTCCTTATAAAACTGTTTCTTGAAGTTCGGCAACTCTAATTTTTGTAATATGTGAAACCATCCAAGACATGCTTTTGAGGGCTTCAACAATAGAATAGAGATTGTTCTTAAGTAGTGAAACTTCAATGATGATCTGATTAAGTTCCACAATATCTTTCTCACCGGCAATATACATTTGGATATCTTTAGTGGAAAGTGCACGAGAATAGTTCTCGTTATATTTACGCCAGAGTACACTGACTCTTTTGTCTTTGATATTATTTACCCATTCTTCCAGGCCTTTAATTTCATTATAGGTCCGGTCGTAACTGGATTGGTGTTGTGGGAGTGTTTTAGCGATTTCTTCTAAGCGGCGTCCATCGAGATTAAAAATTGGAGCGGCTGCAGCAATCTTGTCTTCGAATGCAGAAAGCAGAGGGATAATTTTCCCTAGCTCATTTTCGTCTAATGTAAGTATAAAGCTCAATTTAAAACCTCTTATTATTATAACATAATAAAGGGGCCGAAGCCCGCTTTATTATTCTGATACTAAACTTAGAGTTCCAATTACTTCTTTGAGTCTCTGGTTTAGTTTACGTTGTGAAGAGAAAACTTCGCGAGTTACACTAAATTTATCTTCTTCTGTTGTAAGTGTTGGGTAAGCTAAAATAAAACCACCTGACACTACTTCGATTGTGATTTGATCACCATATGTTGATTGCATCATTCTTCTCCTTCAGTTTCTTCGATTAAGGATACTTCAAAATCCTCTGGGTCCATATCTGTATCTGGAGAAATAACAACTGGTGTAGCCTTAGGATGTTTGAAGATTAGTTGACACATTTCTTCAGTAAGGTCACCATCTTTAAATGCTAATCGTTGTCCATCAACTTCACAGATATACTTGGTTTTTTCACCTACTTGAGTACCCTTAGCGATAACACCCATATCAACAAGCATATCAACTAATCCACTGAATGGACTCATTCCAGTATTATATGGAACTTCCAATTCAATTTTTGTACCAAGGCGGGCAAAGCGTGATTTGTATGTTTCAAATCTCATACGTACACCAATAACATCTTTTTCATCTTTGAGTTTCAACTTGGTAACAAGTCCAATGATTGAGCTGCTATATTTTGTACTATTAGTAATTGCCCATGCACCATCACCTAACATGATATCTTGTGGATATACATGGTCGGTACAAATACATGCGATTGGCAAACGAGCTATTGAACCAACAATCATACGTAACATGCTTTTACTACGTTTTGCACGAATACCTTGATCTGATTTGATAGTACCATCTTTTGCATAGTTATCAAATTCAGTTGTTGTACTAAGCATAGCCAGTGAATCAATTACCAATAGAATTTTAGGACCATCGGAATTGTTCTTACCATATGCTTTAATATATGCTTGGAAGAATTCGGAACATATTCTATTAACATCTTCGATCGTTGTTACTTGGAAGTATGTCAATCCGTCTTCACTAATATCAACACCAATTTTTGTTAAGAAATCAATATCAATAGCATTTTCAGAATCAAGAACTAATAAATGGAAACCTTCATCTTGCGCTTCCTTCATACAGTTACTTGAGATAAAACTTTTACCGGCACCTGGCGGACCAGCAAATAAAGTAATCCTACCTAAAGGAATACCTTTTGTAAAATCACCACTCAATGATCTATTCAATGCATAGTTCCCTGTGGAAATCCATGTTTGTGGTTCACCTAACCCACTATTGATAGTGTCGATTTTCGCAATGCTTTTCTTAAAACCATCTAGAAATTTTAGACCTGTCATATACTCCTCCAATTAATATGGGCAGGGAAAATCCCCACCCATTGTTTTAATTACTCTGCATTTTTATCAGCAAGTTTAGCTGCTGCAGCACGAGCACGGAGTTGTTCAAGAACAGAACCACCTTTTGATGGAGCAGCTTCTTCTTTAGGAGCTGATTCTTTAGCTTCTTCTTTAGGAGCTGGAGCTGGAGCTTTTTGAGCAGGAGCTTCTGATTTAGCTGGTGCACCACTATCATCAGCTGGCAAGTTAAGAGTAGAACCTGTTTGGTCTGCTACTAACAATGCTTCGATAGTTGCTACATCCAATTTTGCACCACGATAATCAGCAAGATTGAACAAGGTTAATTGTTCGATAACTTCATCTTCTAAATCTGATTGTTTAGGTTGGAAATTTGATGTATCATAAGATGCATATTTACCATCTTGTGTTTTCTTGATACGGAAGTTGTAACCACCTTTTAATTCATATGGTGCTTCTTCAAGATCACCAGACTGGAATGCAGCTTGGATTTGTTTGAAGATTTTTGGACCAAAGTCAATCAACTTAACCAATTGAGTTTGGTCATGTTCGATTGGTGATTCAATAACAAGAACCTGACCAACATATGATTTCTTACGGTAATATTTCTTACCCATTTCTTCATTCTTGTCATCATAATATTTACGAGACAAATCACAGATTGGGCACTGTTCACCATGCATAGAAAGACATGGGACTTTTTTCTTCTGACCATTGACAAATAGTTCATGCTCAAGTTTTTCAACAAGGAAGCCCAACTGATTATTTGCGTCTAAATCTGGTAAGAAACGGATGATTGAAGTTGTACCAACTTCAGCTTTCCAGAAACTAAAGAAAAGTTTCCAGGATTGGTCGCCATCAGTAGTGGTGGCTTTTTTATTGAATGCTGCTTTGAGCCTATCGAGTTTGTTTTGTGCTGACATTTGAATCTCCTAAATTTAAAAATTAAAGTGTAAAATAATAAAAGTGCACGAAATTAATCGTACATTCTATTTATAAAAATTTTTCATCGGGAAGAAATTCGGAAGGCACTTCAGAATTACAGCATCATTAGAAGGCATTGCACCTCCATTACAAACATTATAACATGGATTTTATTTAATGTACATCTTTATTCAATAAAATCCAAGTTAAATGATGGTTGTTTAGTACCATCAACTATTATCAAAAAGTCAACTTCTTCCCCCAAAAGGACTTCAGTTTGACGCATGTACATATCACGGACCACAGATTCTGGTACAGATTTGTCAGTACGAGTCTTTTGACGATCGATAACAACCTGCAAAGGTGTTTGCATTTGTACAGCACAAACTTTGAAACCTTTAGCACGAGCTTCAGTTGTCCAACGAGCACGAGACTTTTTAGACAAGTTAGTATTGTCAATAAACAATACATCATATGCCAAACACTTATTCCATTCCTGGGTAGTGAATTCTTTGAACTCTTTTTCATGTTCAGTAGCATAAGCAAAAACCATAGCATACTGAGCTTTCATAGAATCATTATCTGACCACCCCTGACCTGCATGTGAATGGTTCATAAATGAGAATCGGCAGTCATCCAAAGAGAAGACTGCTTGAGTACAATCTTTCAACAGATCGGATATGGCTTTCTGAGCTGTAGATTTACCAGAGCCAGAAACACCAACCATCAAAAATGCTATTTTATTTTTCATACAAATGCTTTCCATGATTCATTAGGATCGTAAATTGGATTACCTTCTGCATCAGTCTCAATACCAGATTGAAACCAAGTAAGGTCATACAAGCGGGCAAGATCAACTTCACTTACAGGTTTATCAGTTGCCCATACATAAATTTCATCATGATCGGCACCAATATTATAACCATTTGGGTTGTCTTTATACTTCATCAGGATACTAAGTCCTGTCATAAAATTTAATGTATTCATTCTTTACCATCCTCAATTTGATCTTGGCGAAGTCGTGCTAATAAAGCTACCACTTGTTCAAGACCAGTTAAGTGTTTATATTTTTCATTCATGAAAAAATCATCACCAAATAATCCCACACATGTATGATGAATAGTTATCCATGGACTTGGTTGATCATTTAATGTGCATATCGTATATTCAAGATGAATTTCATCATCACGATATGGTATAACTATAACTTTTTTCTCAGCCATAGTTATACATGCTCCCATTCTTTTATCCACACATCAACAGCTGCCAACTTCACAGCTTGATCGTCGGAGAAACGGCCATGTTGATCACTCAATAACAAATCCAACCATGCTCTATGACCAGGTTCACCCATACGAAGCATGAAAGCATCCTTCAAAGCTTTACGCTTTCTTTTATCTTTCAATCCGAATGGTACATGGTGTTCCAACATCATAGCCACATTAGCTATATCTTCCAATGAGAAACCCAACAAAGTGGTAACCATATCCAAATTAGACATAGCATAGTCAACCCACATACGAGCAGACAACTGTTCATGACCATGATAAGCACGATACTCACCACGTTCTTCAGAATGTTTTATGATCTGTGCTGGTGGTTTACCCACATCATGGAAAGTACAAGCGATCAAAGACAACATCCGCTGCTTTTCATTTCTGTAAGTGTAAAAATTATCCATGTAGTATTCGATAAGCATACGAGTATGCTCCGCCACATTTGGCTCACGATGCCAAGGAGAATCTTCACGAGTATTTGCCATAGCACGATACAAATCAGTTTTACGGAATTGACCATAAAATTGATTAAATCGTTGTCCAGCTGTTGTTGGTTTAGGGTCTGCCATTTGGTTCCTTAATTGTTCTAATTCTATTTGCTCCGGCCCATTCATCACCGAATTGCTTTGGGTAATTATACCACACTCTGGCCGACCATACATCTATTTTATGACAAAATGCAGCTAATTCATTCATTACTCTATGAGTACTTGAGTAATCTGAGATTTCACCTTCTACATATGTCAAACCATTCAATTGGTAATCTGTTAAAACAATACCATATTCTTTTAATTTATCTTCACGGAATTGTTTAAATGCTTCTTTGGTATCTAATCCGGGTTTGTTTCTAACTGTACCATCCTTAAGAACCTCAATTCTCCATGGCTTTTCTAAGTCATGAAGGAAGAAAATCAGTAAGGCATCCGAAATACTGAATGGTAATGGTCGTCCAAACATCTCATCAAAGTGATAAAGGTGACAAGCATAATTCATGCCATCAGTAATGTGATCAATATAACCACCATCCCAAGCTTGATGATTATGAGTGGATCCTCTTGTTTGTTCAAAGAGTGCTCTGTTATCTTTTAAAATAGCAAGACAGCCCTCACTAAAGGGGCTGTCAATTAAAAACAATAATTGTTCAATTCGATAATATCGTGGTGTCATTTATTTTGGGCGACCTTCTTGTAACCAAGTATGAATAGCTTCTTGGCATTCATTAATATAATCAAGCATACCTTGTGGCATACCTTCGTGTTCATCACGTCCACCAAAGTTTAAAACTAAGGCATCAAACATAGCATCTTCACAAAAACCACCAAGTTCATTTGCATCGATGTAATCATGCAGGTCACCAAAAGTTTTAACTGTTTTTGGAATCCGTTTTGTTTTCATCTCATCAAGAACTTCTTGTTTCATTCTTGCGACAGTTTGTTCGATTGTTGGAATTGTTGACATTTGAATCTCCAAGTGGTTAGCGTATGTAAAGATTATAACCAGCTTTCAGATAAAAGTAAACATTTAAATTGTAACGGAATTAGTCCATTTCAAATAATTCTCTTAATACCTTGTTAAAAAATCGGTTGGTTTCAGCTGTAGCAATACCAAGTCGTTGAAGTTCATCTATCATGATATCCCCTTCAAACTGTATTTGTTTGATAAAATTACCACAGTTAAAACTAGCTTTAAGGAAATTGTTTAAATCCCTTGTGGCTCTTGTACTAGCAACTGTCAATGGCTTTATCAAGCCCCAATCATTTGGTGTAAAGCTTGGATCGATAATAATTTTTTTATTAAGTTGTCCCATTTTAAATCACTTCTATAGTATGAGGGCATGAATTTTTAAATAGTCGAGTATACTGGTGGCCACTATATGTATAGTAACATTCCCACATTACTTCATGTGTAACTGTGGTAACCATCTCTTGACGACCAGTAAAGTATGCAGTTATTGGGAACGCATATACAGTCGTAACAAAAGTCAATAATATAATTGATAATAGTTTTTTCATTATCGAGCCTTTTCAAATTGCATACAAAGGGATTCTGGAAGGGCACTAAACATATAACAATGTTGAATATCATCACCATCAAATTTTGTATTGTTGGGATTGTGTTTACATTGAAGGCATGCTTCTGAATCAGGTGGTAAATCAGCTAATAGTGAACTAGACATACAGTCTAAGTCCATAATTGCAAACATAATATTCATTGCCTGAGCTTGATTCATATTAGTCCTCAAACAGAAAAGCCAATTCTGTATTAATATCAATATATGTGGTTGCATCATCGGTCATATTGATTAGAATTATCAAACGTTGAAGTTCACCAACATAAAAACTTCCATGTAAACTAATCATATACCATTCATTCCAAATATCTGCTGTCAAACGGTCAATAGCAATTTCACGGGTTTTAGCAGGAAAAAACCATTTTGACATTTGGTGTTTAATTAATTCTTCACGTTCTTCAGAAATACGTAGATTATGATTTTCTAAATACTTTGTTGCTACGTCATGAACCATATGTTTATTTAATGGCACTTTATTGTTCATCATTGACTCCAGGTCTAATTATTGCATCGGGAAAGAATTCAGCCACTAATTCTTCAGGTGTTCGTATTGTACCATCTAAATTGTATTCTGGGTATAATTCTTTTAACCGGATACACTGTTTACAAGTGGCTGGTGGACCAGAAAAGAAATTACAGAAAATATGATGCCGATCTAACTCGACTTTAATCTTTTTCATAGATCGAATTGTTTAGCAATATGGTGGAAGATTGCTTCTTCTTTAGCATGAGCTTCAATTTCCCATGGACGTTTTGCATATGGTGTTTTCATTGAAATCTTTTTACCCATCCAGATCATATCAAAATTGGAACCATGTGGAACCATTTTAAGTTGACCTTTAGCAATTTGTTTTACGTGGATCATTTCATGACCGAAGGTTCTAACCAAATCCATAGGAGAAAGCCTACAGCTAAACTGTACATGGATATTTTTACCTTCATGAATACATGCACCTAATTTTTCTTTACTTGGTGCTGTCACAAATGAAATTTGCAATGAATATTTGCTGTTCTGTAAAGCCAGAGACTTAATATAATATTCACATAAAACGGTCGCTAATTGTTTTTTTATTTCTGATCGAGTTGAAATACTATAAATCATTTATTAGAAGTCCTTGGTTATAACAACAGTGATATCTTTCAATCGTGGTTGTAATGCTAATGTCCATTCAGTTGGTACAAATACCCAAGTAGTAATAACATCATCAGCATCTCTTATACAATCTTTCAATGTAAAGTATGCAACATTACCAGTTTTCTCAGAAAAGATACCGAAGCCAAGTTCCATTTCATCGGCCGATAGTTGACGGAGAACTGCAGGACACCGAGAGATTGGGGCTGTAAAATACTTAAATGATTTGTTATAAGTAAAGCAGTTTGATAAATAAGTTACACCAATTATATTTTCCATTAGAAGCATCCTATAAGTATAGTTTCACAATGATCAACACAACACTCATAGGTATTGTTTTCTATATGTTTAATTGGTATAATCCCATAATTGCAAATCTTTTCAAAAATACAATGCTGGCCCATAAATGGATGAGCTGCCCCATCACATTTAATACTTCCAGATTCAGGAAGGGAAACACTATCACCCGGTTTTAAATCTTTGATGTCATTCATTAGGTTTATCTGTAAATTGACACCAGCAGGTTTCCCATGTTGCTGATCCACCATAGGTATCAAGACCTTCCATTAAACCTGTGCCATTACAATGATGGCATACCTTTGGGGCTTCAGGTTCTTTTGGACGTTCATTATGGCGACGTTTGGTCCAACTGTAATTAGAACCATCTGGAAGTTTGCCATCTTCAACAGCAGTACAACCATTACCACCGACTTGGCTACCAAGTTCAGAAGAGATAACAACATGTCGACATTTTGCTTTACGCAATTCTTCAGTAAATGATAAAGCTTTTCCGAGCTCATCATCATTAAATTCTTGGCATGATGAACCATCACCATACTCTATTTTATTTGGATCTATCCAAAATACAACTATACTCATATCATCCTTTATAAATTAACCGGGTCCACCATCATAAGATTTGGTAGTGTTACTTTTAATTTCTGTCAACAATTCTATTACGGCGGAACTATCCACGGCAGGTTTTGTACCATCCATGTATATTAAATCTTTTAAAAGTTGGGTTTGTTTTTTGGCTTCTTCCAAAATCGCAAAGAGGAGATTGGCTTCCATACTATTACTTGTCATAATAGTTTGATCATAAAGATTCATATTAACATATGAAGAATGAATCATAGTATGTAGTGCAAATGTTAATTCTTTTTTTGGTGCAGTCTCTGACATAATCAATATCCCTTTAAAAGTTAAATTGATTATATCATGATTATAGTTGAATGTAAATTACTTTATATGACAAATGGTAAGGCTTCACCTTCAAATTGATCCTTACCTTCTTCATCATCATTATGTGCATCAGCATCAGGTGCTACTGATTCATAAACTATTTTCCTAGCCTTCTCGTCATAAGATGATAACCGTGTTAATAATTTCATAATTAATGTCATAGCCATAACAGCATCATCAGTACAACCAGTTTTTGCTTTGTAAGTATTACCAACTGAGATAAAGTTCTGTAACTCAAATAATAATGTTTCTGATCTAATATGTAAACCATCCTTAGAACCTTTTTCTAAAAGATTCTTTAACTGCATACAAGTTAACATTTTAACTTTGTTTGTTGTATAAACACCAAGTCTATTATCCTTTTCACTATATAAATCAACACCATCTATATAGACACCACCATCGGGGGATTCATCATTTTGTATAAGAGCAACTAATGCTTCACCAACACCATTACGTTCAAAGGTCCAAAGAATTTCAGAACGACCACCCATTTTCCCAGGCTTCCTTAGGAATTTGAATAACCATTTTATCTTGGCATAAATTAATGGTACATTAACTTGATTCAATCGAAGTTCAATGACCTGTTCTAATGAAGGGAATTCTACCACCTGTATAACAGTGAAGTCATTACCTGTACCAGTAGCAGGATCAATACCAACCAAATAGGTTTTATCACGGCCACCAAAGTCTTCTTTCCAGAATTTGAATCCCATATCTTCACGGATTGGTTGTGCGGCTTTAAGATATGACAATTTTAATGAGTCAAGTAACATTGCCTCAGATGAAATAAATTGACAATTATGGGAAATTACCCCAGTAGTCATATAAGCACTACCACCCTCTACATCTAATAAATCATATAAAAACTGAGGTTCTTTTAATATTTTAACTGATAATATAGGATCATCACCACCATCTATAGTAGTAAGTGACATTCCTGGTTCAATATGCTCAGCATCACACCAACCACATTCTACTAAAAATTTATGATGTAACCCACAAATAATTTTATTTGAAGTAGATATAATTTCAACAACTTCTTCATGCCAAGTTTTAGACATTCCACTAAAAGATTTCATTCCAGTTGGAGTCTGAATCTTTAAACCTTTAGTATTCTTTATTATTGATTGAGCCAAATTTTGCATTCTTCTATTACCTTATTAGGATTTTTCTTATAATCAGATTCCCATACAACTTTAACTTGAAATCCAGCATCTTCTACTATTTTTTTCTTTAAAGCATCATGTTCCCATATTTTACAAGCCATTCTTTTTTTATTTCGACCAATTAAAAAATCAGCATTATATTTTTTGGGATTACCATGCCAATAATCACCATTAAATTCTATAATTTTCATATTATAATTAAAATCATATATTTTTCCATTTACTGATTTTTCTTTAGTCTTTGGTTTAAACATTGCTTGATTATTAATATCTAAGTAACTAAATAATATTGAAGCAATTTTAGAATATCCAGCAAATTTATGTTTATTAGCAGGACATTCCATACCATATCTTTTAATATTAGTCTTTCTACGTTTTTCTATATTACCTTGCTTTTCTTCTTGAGATTTTAAATTCCAATTATCACTAATTTTCTTACCATGAATATTCAATTCTTCTTCAGATTTATTAGCCCAAGTTTCTTTTGTCTTGTCCCAATTAGCATAATCTTCTCTACCATACTTACCTAACATTGTCACTTTACGCTTCTGAGCTGTTCTTTCATATCCAGTTAACCCATCTTTACCAATTTTATTATTAGCTTCATCACATCGTTTTATCATCTCTATTTTTATATCTGGATTATCTTTTAATGTTTTAGCTCTCTTAATATTACCCTCTAACTTACATTCATCAGATTTATTTTTACCAGCTTAACTATAGGCCTTACTAGTACATTCTTTACTACCACATACTTCATGAAATATCCAATTTATACCATCATTACTTTTTAATTTAGTAGTGTTATCACAATATATACATTTTGGTGCAATCTGTTCATACTTAACCACATAATCATGTAATGTTAAATTTTGTTTAGCTAATGATAATGAAAACTTACCATTAGTTAAACAATACTCCTTATTATCAATTAATGAATTGATGTATTTCGATTTCCCCCGATTCAAGATTGGCATAAAGTTCTCCCATTGTAATTTGTCCAATACATGCATTTATAGAAGTTGAAGCACTAAGGCATAAAACTTCCTGGGCAAAACCAATTGGTCCTAATTCACCTTTCATATCACTAAGATACTTTTCACCACGACCTGGAACTAAGTGCCATGGGAAATATTTTGGTTTGAAGTTGTTACCACCTGAGTTTGCTTCTCTCCAAAGAGTTGCAAATAAATCAGTATCTCCATTTGGTGTGGATGTAATAATCATATCACCACCTGTTGAAAGGGTTGGTGCAATAGAACGCCACATTTCAGTTTGGATTTTTGGTGAGATGAAAGCTAATTCATCAAGGTATAGTTTTGAAATTGCATAACCACGACCTGTCTTTGAAGTGGTAGCTTGGGAGATAATACGGGAACCATTATCAAATTCAATTCTGTGTTTGTTATAATACTTACAACCAGCCTTAAGCCAGTTAGGAAGTTCTTCATAAGCAAAGCGAATACGGTCCAGAATTTCCTGGGCATGGGTATCATTTTTAGATGCGATAACAATAGTCTTATCTTCATGGAACATTGCGAACCATAATAAGAACATGGAAATAGTTTGGGTTTTACCAGACTGACGGGAAATAAGACCAATCAAACGAGATTCAGTTAAACAAGCCTGAACTAATTCTTCCTGGAAAGGATATAGATCAAACAACATAGTACCCTTGGTAGCATGTTGAAGATAAACATAATTTTTAATGAAATAGACTGGATCAACTCTACAACGTTTTAATTCTTCTATGAGTTCTGGTGTATATTCAGATTCCGAAAATGCCTTTTTAATAAGTTCATTTTTAGCCATGGTCCTACCTTTTAATATTAATCAATATACTATTTACTGATAGTATATTATTTTTTTATCAATAAGTAGTTTTAATCGGGATTACGGATCATTGATTGTCGAGTGGTATAATCTTTATTACGACCTCGATTATCTACAAAGCCAAAGGACTTATAAAATTTTTTGAGGCGGGTAAGAGAAGATGCACCAAATTCAATGGTTGGAGAAAGGGCAACTCTTTGTTTTGTGTTGTCTGCGTAAGCACAGACAGATTTCATAAATTTGGTACCAAGACCAGTTCTTTGTTTATCTTTATCAACTTTTATTATAGAAATAGTAATAGTACCTTTATCTTCCCAGACAAATGCATCAATGCCAGGAGCAATAAAATTTTTACTAATATCACCTTCAGTAATAAATTGTTTAAAGGTTTTCATTCCAGTAAACCTTTTACCTTAAGAATACTTGGATCCCAACAGATAAAGTGTACTGTATGACCATCTGACCCGGGAATTATAGTAAATCCTTGATAACCAAAAACTTGAAGTTTTTCTAAGTACTTTGCGGCTTCATGTCTATAAAAATCATACCATACCTGTTCTAATGCATTACGATAGATTGGATTATATTTACAAATAGAATCAGTAGCAACATCAATAGCTCTTGATTTATTCTGATCCCAATTATAAAGATCATCTGGATCAGGACATTTTGAAATAAGAATATGAATACCACGTCTAATAGTTTTTACTTTGTCTGTTAATATTTTAGATTTAACCATATTAACCTCCACTTCATGGATATACTTACCATAAATTTTTGCATCTTCTGGGTTATTAGTAAGATAAACACCCGGACCACGAGTATCATGACCTTGACCTTTACCAAGATGATCTAATGAAAAACTTTCAATCTTAGTATTACTTCCATGGTACCAAATTTCTTTGGCTTCAATTAAATATTCTTTAAAAGTAATCATGGCTTCCATGCCTTTGCATATTCAAAAAAGTTTGATCCATCATGTTTCATATGGATAACATCTGCTCTGTCAAATCTATAACACTTACTTGGATGTAATTTACCAGCATGCCCTAAGTGGGCACCACAATCAACAATTTTTAAAAGAAATTCATCATCCATTTTTGAAATTAATTTTTTACCACCCTTAGCCCAGTACTCAATATCACCATCTTTTATTTTTTCTAAGTCTCTAACAGAAAGCCAAGCTTTAGCCATGTTAACTAATTCTTTTCCAATTGGTTTTAGTTTTTCATTTCTAATAGCATATTTTTCGTCTGCTTGATGCCATTTACTATTTTGATTAAGTAAATAATATAAAAACTCACCAATACTATCTTCATCTGGAACAATATCATTAAAAGCAGTTCCAGTAAATTCAAATACAAAACCATACTGACCATAGACTTTAATATCTCTAGTACAATCTGATCCGGCCATATCACCACCAATACCATAAATCATTGCATATGGTAAATCAGTAGTTATATAAACCCTATCTTGTTGTGGTTTAAAATTTGACTTGGTTCTTTTACCAGAATATTTAATTTCAGTATGAACTGGATCAAGTCCCTGTTCCCAAATACCTCGAGCAGCTTTTTCATTATTAGTTCCATGATAATAAACTTTAGCTTTATCAGATTCTCTAGGAGTAGCCATTTCAGCCACATATTGTTTAAATGTAATCATAGGTGGAATAATATCTTTTCAATTTCATTAACAGTTTGATGATGTTTAAGTATATCAAAATGGCCAGTAGCAATAGGGATTACTAATTCTGCACATCCTGCTTCTTGCGAATTTATGCTTATAATGCCATCATTTGAACCATTAATGAATGGATTGAACCCTTTGGTGCTAATAAGTGAAGCAAATTTACCGGTTATACGCGGTTGTACAGTCATCTTCTTAATTGTCCCACTTTGTGGGGTTATATCATCTAACACACCATAATTAGGTAGGAAATACTTAGTCGAGAACAAACTATCACTTCCACCAAATGGTGCTGATATAGTTACTAAATCTTTAACTTTAATATTAGGTTGTAATGTTATAAGGTGGCCTAAGATACCACCGAGACTATGACCAACAATTGATATCTCAGTATCTGTAGGAATCTGTGATAATACTTCTTCAAGAATATTATCAATATTTTTAGATCCACTATAACTAATAAAAGTAGATTTATGAACAGAAAGCATCTCATCAATTAAGTTGAAAACTTCGGGACCACTTGCCATTCCATGTATCCAAACTATATGGTTCATTCGTCTATTTCTTCCTGGTCTATCTCTTTATAGTCTCGTATAGCATCACGTATAAAGTGCCATTGATCTGCTTCAATCATTAATACAGGACCACCTACCCAAACCTCTTGTTCACCTAAATTATGATGAATATCTTTAGTTGTACAAACATCAAATTCTAAAGATTGTGGACTGTATGCCTTATAGATATCTGTTATAAATTGATTTGCAAATTCGTGAAGGGTACCCATATCATGAATTTCAAAAGCTTTTCTGAATACCTCAATTGCTTTTTCATCACCAGCTTCTAATTTACCAGCAAACTTTAAAAAACTTCTCCAACTTGATGGTTTAATTTCGGGAATATCTTCCCAATAGTCATTCATTCTGTTTATAGTGACAAATATACCAAATAAGGTTACTCTTGTTCTCCATAAATCATGACCACTACATACACCAATTTTTACACCATTATATGGAATAACAACATAAGGATCACCAAAACCTTGAGTATAATTAAGACGAGTTGAACAGACAAATGAGCGAGAACGTTTTGGGTATGCATTCATTAAAGGATTGTTATCCAAAATGGTTGTATAGTAATTTGTTGTGTTTTCTGATTGACGACGAGTTAATGCTGGATTAACAGTATAGGCTTTATAGCCACCCAAACGTTGTGATTCACCACGATACAATGGTTTATCTTTGATAGCCATCCATGTAGCATCAGAACATTTTGTTTTATAGATTTTAACAGCTTCATCAATGTCATATTTTTTATACATTGGGGTTTTTGTAATAGCTGCTTCGTCAAGGTATTCTTTAAATGTGATCATGAAAGTTCTTCTTTAATATCTGCCCACATATTTAGCGAGATTAATAATACCGGACCACTTACCCACACTTCATTATTTCTGGCATCATGTGGAAAATCTTCAGTTGTGCAACATTCGAATCCTGTTTCTTCTGGACTATAAGCTGCCATGACTGTTTCTAAGAAATCATTTCTGTGTTTATCTGCTTGTCCAAAACTGATAGCATGACCTAATCTGTTATAAGCAGCTTCACCACCAGCTTTAAGTAATTTATCAAACTCAATCCATTTAGACCAGTCAGTTGAAGATAAATTTAAATCAGTGAATATAGTACGATTCATATTGGGTAAATTACGTTCTCTATTAAACAGATTAATTTTAATATCCCAAATATCTTCTTCAGGTACTATCCCGATCTTAACTCCATTGTATGGAATCATTATCATAACATCATCAGTATTATGAGTGTACTGTTCAGCACGACCGAATGAGGTAGAAGCAATAAAACTTCTTGAACGTTTTGGATAGTCTTTCATACTAGGAATATTATCAAATATTAAAGTATAAAAGTTTGATGTATTTTGGCTAGCACGTTCTGTTTTAGATGGATCAACAGCTAAGCAACCAGTTTTATTTAATTTTTTAATTGTTGTTTCATTTCTTTCACCACGGTACAACGGACGATCTTCACTGATCATCCACATTGCATCTCTGCAGTGACTCTTAATGGTTTTGATTGCGTCAGATAAATCAACGGGGCTATATTTCGGATCCCGTGTTTTGGCGCGCTCATTTAAAAAATCTTTAAAGGTTAGCATTTTATTGACGTGTCAATTCTTTCCAGTTTACTAAAGGCATAGTAAGACGGATACTACCCTTGCTGTCAATAATACTAACTTGTTCATTGTCACCAAGTTGAACTTTATAGTCACCAGCTTTAGCGATTACTTTTGGTTCTTCTTTTGATGGTTCTGAATTTGGTGGAGGTGTTTCTTGTTCAGTGCCTTCAGGACCTTGTTGTGAAGTAGCAGAACCCTGTGGCATGCCACCTTGAGTCTGTTTATCTAAACTACCATTACCACCTGGCATATCATCTTCAGCAAGCTGGGTTGTGATTGCAGTAAGTTCTTTTAAAAAATTCATTGTATTTCCTTTTATTTTGGGGTCTCGAAATCGAGCGGGTTTTCATCCTTAGGGATAAAATATAACTGCTTGGCATCAGCACCATTTGGTGGATCAACTCTTGCAAACTTCTTATTCAAAAACGTGAATAGACTTATAATCCATGCACCACCAACAGTATCAATGACCTTATGCTTTTCTTCATGAGCTTTCATTAAGATATCATCTTTAACATCAAGAATTGAAACCACATCAGGAACACCTAATAATTTTTTAGCCATGGCAGATGCCTGAGCTTGTACTGCAATTTCAACTAGATACTGTTTGAATGTAATCATTTTCTTTCTCTAACAACGCGTAAATTGGTAGCTTTAAGTTCAACTGTATCTGGATGATCTTCACCATCACGATCGAATTCAACAACAAAAGTCCTACCACCATCAATTGACTTACCAACTTTAACAATAGTTGCTTCCCAACCCACTGCATCTTTTGGACCACTTTTAATCTTAACTCTTACACCCTTTTGGAATGGGGAAATATCATCAATAAATCCAGCAGATGCTTTTTTCTTTGCTACTGGCTTACCTTTGTTTTGTGATGACCAATGGCCTTTGTGAGCTTCATGTAATACTTTACCAGTACCTTCATCAGCACCACCTTCTTCAGATGGGTCCCAAACACCAAAGCGACGATCGATACCAGGAACTTCTGCACTGACAGTCATCTTACCACCTTCCATACGGCCATTGAAACGCATCTTGGCAGCTTGGGTTGGATGGGATGTCTTAACAGCTTTCTTCCAATCATCAATATTCGTATATGTTACTTCTTCAGCAACTTTTAAAAGTTTTGCTTTAAAACCTTCAGCATATGAAGATACATCTTCTTTAACTTTTTTAGACTTGACTTTTTCACCAAGATCATCAATCTCTTGCTGCATCTTATTCAATGTCTTTTCCAAATCTTTATAGGCTTTCTTCTCAGCAGTCAAATTCTTTAACTGACGCTGGAGCATGATAAACTTACGACGTTTATCAATAAGTGACTGGCGCATTAAGGCAATAGTATCCTCATTGGCTTTTGTAATAGCTGTTAGTTTGATAGCTTCATTAACTGGTTTGATATCACTGATTTTCATAGTATCCTCAAGATTGGTTAATTATTTATTGATTATGACAACAATTTAACCACATCTCGTGTGAAACCATCATTCCAATTGAGTGTGTAATATTCAGTACAATGGATCATAATTTCCGGACCATCACCATCACCCATTGCTTTTTTCAAATCATGGTCGATATATGGGTTAACCTTTTCTAAATACTTTTTAATAATCTCGGCATACTCCTCGGAATCCACTGGTGGTAAGGAAGTACTTAATTGTAAAGCATGGGTGATATCACCATAGCCTTCACGATTTTCATCACTTCTGTTTTCTTTGCTTTTCTTATTATCAAAGAAACGGTAAGCATCAAGGATTTTTGGAGACCATACATATTTGTATTCTCCTATTGGGAATACTATAAAAGCATCTCCATATTCTTCGGCGACATGACGACGGCCAGTTGTAAATACGGCATTACTTCTAAATTTGATACCAAACTTACTTTTGAAATAATTATCCAATACTTCATGGATTTCTTCAGATGAATCTGTTGGACCACGATTGGTTCTTACTTTTTGTGTTGAGAATGCAGGAAGTTGCATATGACCGGAAACCCCACGCCATAAAGTATGATCATCCATATTATTATAAGAGAATCCACTTTCCTTTAGGAAAGGTTGACAGTTAGCCTTAATCAAATCAGCAACTTGTTGAGGAGTCTGCTTTTCTTCTTTTTCATTTAGGAATTGTTTAAATGTTATCATAATAGTTCCAATACTCTTTCAGTAAATTTATCTGGTAGACGGCTATCATATCTCAATGCATAATAGCTATCACAGTGTATCATTATTTCATGACGAGATACAATAGCTTTAGCTAATTCATTGCTTTTATATGGATTAACTTTTCTAAGGTACTCACCAATGTCATCAACATAATCATCACTTTCTCTAGCAATATCTTTACCTAATACATCACACATATCAGGAATACCATCAGCTTTAGGTTGAGCAAAATATGAATAAGCATCTTCAATTTTAGGTGACCAAATAAATTTGAAATTACCAATAGGAAATACTAAAAATGCATGACCATAGTTCTCAGCAATTTTTTCACTGCCGGTGACAAAAAAGGCTTCTGATCTATATTCAACCCCAAACTTTTCATCAAAGTACTTATTGAGTTCATTATGAATATAGCGATTAGTATCAACCGGATCACGTTGCATCCAACGTGTTTGTTTTGAAAATATAGGAAGGTCTACATAATCACCAACTCCACGGAATAATGATGTATCATTAAGTTCTCGTGGATCAAAACCACTCTGTGCCAAAAATGAATGACAGTGCTCAATTATTAATTCAGCAGCTACTTCTGGTGTTTGAGTTTCTTCATTTAAGAATTGGCGGAAGGTAATCATAATAAGTCTAATACCTCTTTGGTAAAATCTATTTTTGCACGGTTACTCTTACCATAATATAAAGTATAGTAGTTTTCACAATGAATCATAATTTCAGAATCATGATCAATTGCTTTAGATAAATTGGTATCTTTATAAGGATGTGTTTTTTCTAAATACTGTTTAATAGCTTTACAATAATTTCTGTTATTTGAATCTTCATCATGATCAATATATTCAATCTTATGACCAAATATTTCATGATAGTCATTCATAAATTCACGATTTTCAGCATCAAAGAATAGATAAGCATCCCTAATCTGTTCTGACCAAATATATTGATAATTACCAATTGGGAATATTATATAAGCACACCCATAATCCCTGGCTAATGAACAGGAACTAGTAGCAAAGAATGCATTACTACGATAGTTAATTCCAAATTGTTCCATAAAATATTCATTTAATGTTTCATGTTGAAGTTTACTTGTATCTTTTGGTTGACGATTCATTTCAACACGGTTTTTGTGGAATGCTGGAAGTTCTGCTTTGATCCCACGATATAATTCATGTTGTGGACCAAAACCTTTAAATCTACTTTCTTCAAGAAACTTGGCGCAGTCTTTTTTAATTTTTTCGGCTGCTTGCTCTGGTGTAAAGTCACCTAGTTCATTATCACCTTCATTTAGAAACTGTTTAAATGTAATCATACAGTCTCCATAAATGGTTTTACTAGTTCATTATAAACAGAACCATTAAGATCAAAAATATAATATTCACCACACTTAAACATAATTTCATTTCCTGCACGCAGGCATTCTTTAATATCAGTATTATGATACCATCTAAAGTGTTTTAATTTAGCTAACATTCTGTCCCAAGCAGATTCCATTCTTTTATCACCACTTGGATCATTTTTATTATCTATTGGGGTAGCATCTTTAGTATCCCAAAAAAAGCTTGTCATATCTTTAGATTCTTTATTAATACCACTTATCCATTCAAATTTTCCAATGGGAAATATTGCATATACTTTACCATATACAGTTGCTACAGCATTATGTCCACTGGCAAATATCCAATTACGGATTGGCTCACCAAATTTTTCAGTAAAGAATTCATTTAGTTTTTTATGGATATAATCAGGAGTGCTCATTGGTGACCAACGGGCTTCCCATTTATTGATAGCCCAATTCTTAGTACCTTTGAAAGAAGCACCACGGTACATTACTAAATTACCTTGGGAACCCTTAAGTTCACCAAGGTAAAAAGCACAATCCTTTTTAAATTTATCTAAGTCAAAGTCATCAAAGGCTTTATCTTCAGATAAGAACTGTTTGAAAGAAATCATTCTTCGCCAAAGGAACCTATATGTTGATTCTTAAGACGAGTAATACCATTTCTTAAGTTGATTAGGAATTGTTCGATATCACCAATAGTTTGGGTCATATCTTTCCACTGAGTTTCAAATTCAGGAGTCCATGTCTTAGCTGACATCATCAAGTTACGACGATAACTAGTTACTTTATTTTTATTGTTTGGATCTACTCTATTAAGTTCACTAACTAAATTATTATTTTCTTCTTCAAGTTTGTCAACCAAAGCAACAAGTTTTTCATCATTGACTTTAACTTTTTTTAACCAATAGGTTAAAAGACCATGTGCATCTTGATGTTTAGCAACATCGATAACAGTATTCAAACCTTCAATCATTTTGTCTAAACGGAATTCTTTACGATCGACACGTGGTAAGTACTTAGCCAAGATTGGTTTGATAAAGGATTCAAGATAGTCTTCAAGAGCTTTTTCATTTTCCTTACGATCACCCCATTTACCACTTAAGCCTTTAATAGCCAAAGCTTTAGGGAAATCACCATCATTGTAATAACGATAATAAGCACGGAAGATAGTATCTTTCTTTGCTTTTTCACCAGCCGTTAAAATACCCTTATCATACATCCATGACATAAGAGCATCAACCTTTTTAAGGCGACCTTCCCAAGCACGACCGGCAGAGGAGGCTTCATTTATTTGGTGCAATTCTTTAAGTAACATTTTGGTTTCCTTGTGTTAATTTACTTCTATGTGTAAGGTATTCATTATAATCTAATACCCAGTCTTTTATTCATTTATTTAAGCTTTTTACTTGTTTCTGTCCATAAATTCTTTGTATTTCTTTTTATACCATTCATGGGTATCCATATTCCCCCTTTTACCATAATCCATCAATAGTTCAATATATTGATCAGTGGCATGTTCATCCTTTGAAATAGCCTTCTCTCCTTTGGGAAAGGGACCATCAAGAACTGTTTGTGCATATAAAAGAGCAACCTCTGCATCTTTAGCAAGTATATTTTCATGTTTCTTTAATGCAGCAGGATCATTATGGTATTTTTGCCATACCAATCTTGGTACTGTTTCATGTGCTTTATCATATCCATGCACAGACTCTGGCTTATCATGAAATTTATAAAGGCTTGAATATAGATTATTACTTGTCATGTGTCTTCTTCTTCTTTATCTTTTAAAAATTCTTTATATCTAGCTTTGTATATTGAACTACTATAAATTGCTTTTTCACCAGGTTCCCATGAACCACCAACCACATCTCGGGCATACAAATATGAACACTGGGCAGACTTTGCAATAGCTGCTTCACCAGCTGGAAACTCACCATCCAATACATCAATAGCATATTCTAATGCATGTGATGCACTTTTGGCAATAGCCGGTTCACCTTCTTTAAATCTTCCATGAACTACTTGCATTGCATATAAAGTAGAATATTCCGGATTGGTTGCAATTGCTTCTTCTCCTGCCGGGAATTCCTGACCAATTTCTTTACGAGCATATTCATAAGCTAACTTTGGACTCTTAGCTATGACATGTTCATATTTTTTTAATTCTCTCGGATTGTTTTTATACTTATCCCATACTACTTGTGGAACTGTGGTTTGAGCTTTCTTGTAACCATGAATAGATTCAGGATCATTGTGGTGAGCATATAAGTTCATATTTCAGATTCTATTTCTTTTGATAAGGAAATTAATTTGTTTAACTTAGCACCAGTACAATTTTGTGCACTAACTTCAACTGGTAACCATTTTTTCTTAGTCTGTTTTGCTGCAGCTGTTCTATGATGACCATCAGTTAATGTAACTTTAGCAGTATTATTTTTATTAGCTTTATCATAATGATACGCAGTTACTTCAACTGGTTTATCATACTTCATATTCTTGGCAACCTCATCTGATACTGACATTACTTCAGGTCTAAAATCCATTTCCGTCCGTTCAATAGCAGATACTGGAAGATACTTAATCTCAGAAATTATCCCACGATAACCCTTATCATCTTCATAAGGGCCATGTAAAATAGCTTCACTAATAAACTGCTTGAATGTTATCATGATCTATACCAGGATGATATCTTTTTATCTAAAGCTTCTTTAGTGAATACATCAGGAACCAAATACTTGGCCTTCTTTTCCTGTAATTCTTCTAATGTTCTTTTACCAACTGGATTACTAATTGGTTCATTATAGAATCCCTGTACTGCTTTGAAAGCTTTCTGCATAACCGCATCATCTAAACCATCAGTCGTGTTATCAATCTGTTTAAAGAAGTTTACTTTAGCCTTAAGGTATTCCGCATTTTCTAAGTTCTTTTTATCAACAGTATGGATGAAGTCTTCATCAACATCTCGACCGGTTCTTGACTTGGCACGGGCAATGGCCGTATCAATATCTGTGTGTACAAATATTACACCGATATCATAACCAATAGATTCAAGGATACCAATACGATTTAAAATGTTGGACACATCATTAGAGGTTCCATCAATAAATAATGGAAGCATACTATCTAAGTAGTTTAGAAGTGTATTGTTGGTAATACGATGAGCTGAGTCTTTAAACTCATTCCAGTTTTTAGAGGTTGAGGTCTTCTTATATTTCTTGGCAAGATACTCGGTTGCTCTATCAGTATTGACAACTTTTGGTGATATTGAACCACTAAGCTGTTTAACAGTATAACTCTTACCAGCTCCTGGTAAACCAATAATAAAGATTGCCTTCATAATCCCCTTATCATTAACAGACTCGGCGATGAATTGTTTAAACGAAATCATTACTTAAGTACTTTCTTTTGTTCATCAATAGTAATTGCCCTTAAGACATCTTCACGGGAAGCAACTATAATATTGTTAGTTGTCTTACCCTGATTGGCATAAGGAATGAATGTTTGATTAGCACGTTTACGATCGGTCTTTACACGGGAACGACTTGTAGCTGCGGCTAATGCTATATTTAAATAATTAGCTGCAACTTCCGCATTTCTGGCTGCATATCTTGGTTCAATCACGTCCATGTAAGCTGTTTGGTTTTGGAAGGCTTCAATAGCCGCATCATAGACTTCATCAATACGATTTTCAATTAAGATATCATCAGCATCCTTAACATCAGGTGGTGCTTCAGTATGGGCAACAGGAAGATTTGGAGATGTTTCTGTCATCCCATATTCTTGTTCAATATCGAGCTCACTTTCGCCTGGGCCCATATTAAAGGCGGCTTCTAAAGGATGTTGGATAGGTTTCATTGTGTTCCCCTTGTTGTGCGTGTACTATTAGTTGATTTCTTTCTATACAATTGCTGTTCAGTTACTACTCTAAACTTTGCACCAATCTTCTTTGCAAAAGCAGATGCTGCAGCCCACTTTGCTGAGTTAGTAATAAGGGAAAGTTTATCAAAGCGAGTCATTGCTTTTTCAGCAACTGATTGTGCCATTGGTTTTATTTCAACTATTTCGATATCACCATTTGTATATTGTATTAAAAAGTCTGGCCAGTAATTTTGTACTTTTTTAGTAACTGGGTCCAGGTATTTTATATTTAGTTGTTTTGGTTCTGACATCCACTTTAATACCATGTTTGAGCCATCTAAGGTTGACATATACAATAGTTCCCATTTTGATCTGGCAAAAATAGAAGTTGAATCACCTGCATATTTAGCAGGATATTTACACTGGTATTGTACGTGCATTTTTAGTTTTCTTTATTTTAGGTACTCGTTTAGGACCTTGATGAAATATACTTTTCTCTGTCAAGACATGAAAAATCATGCCATGTTCTTCACAGTATAAAGATGCAGCTTTCCACTTGGCTTCATTTATAACTAATGCATCTTTTGATCTATCAGATTTTGCAAAGGCAGCATCAGCTTCATGTAATGGTTTTACTTCAACCATTTCCTTAATAATATTTTTATTGATATCATAATAAGTAACTATGAAATCTGGAAAGTATCTATGTACTTTTAAATCGACTGGGCTAAAATAAGGAATTGAATCTTCTTCACTTTCCCAACTTATTACATCAGCACGACTATCAAAGTATTCCATCACTTTAGCTTCCCATAAGGATCTAAAGAATATCTTTTCTGCATCACCAATATACTTCTCTGGGTTCTTGGGTATAAATCTGCCATGAATTGCCATTATTAATTACCTGTACTTATAAGAACTTCATTAGAACCTGTTTGTGTACTTAAATTGGCTTGTGAAGTTGTTGCACTATTATCAGAAAGAATTGGTACTGTTGGTAATGATATTGTTGAAGCAATACCCACAGTATTACTGGCTAATGTTCTGGCGGCATTTGTACCAAGAGGTCCTAATATTGCACTAGTACTTCTACCACCACCAGCTGACTTTGATAGTAATGCATTTGTTACCAAAGCAGAAGCAGCAGATGATATTGTGTTAGTTGCAAGGGATGCAAGAGAATTGAAGAATGGGTTACCATAACCACCACCACCAGCTTTTGTATTACTACGGTACTGGGAGAAGTTTGATGGACTACCGGTAAGCATATCCTGTGTGGCCATCAAACCAATTGATGGTTTATCTAATTGATCTGCTTGTTGACCGGTTACAATATAAAGGGAATCATAATCAAATCCGACATTAACAAAACTTGCTTCAGATCCTTTTTCATGATCTAAATCTTCAATGTTGAAATGGGTAAGACGTGGATTTGTAAATTCATAAGTATTAACTTTGATAGCATCACGAGCACTTCCACCCAAGGTACCATCACGAGTAAGATAGTATTGTTCAATTACCATATTGCGCATTACATCAATTGTATTATTACCGAGAACATCACGACCTGATGTATCAATACCATCAGCTGATGAGAATCCAAAGCCATGATCACCCATAACTGTACCAGTTGAAAATGGTTGGCGAGCACTTGGCATTAATAATTGGAGATAAGCATTGATGAAGTTGATAGAACGGTTACCAGTATCATCATAGAATGAGAAGGTAAGTTCTTCATGCTTAATCATTTTTAAAACTTTAGTACGGAAGTTATACATATTAACTTCTTCATAGTCAAATGTATATTTCGGAAGATCAATATGTTTTACAAGATAAGTTAAGTCACCATTGATATAACCAAGCATATTAATCCCAGACATAGAAGCTGCCTGATTAATAACATCTGGATCAAGGTTGAATGTAACTTTGAAAAGAAATTTAGTTTTAGGATCAAATCCACCTTTACCAGAAGCAAGAGCTGCTGCATAAGGGGTTGGTTGCCAAGATGATGGATGGGAATTTCTAATATCTTGTTTGGCTGTATCAACATTGTAGGTGATACCAGTTCCAAACACACCACGTAATACATCAGTGGCTTGATTTTGTACGGCTGCGCCAAAGGTATTAACCGCTGTGTGTTCCAGCTGAATACCCATTTGACCAACAATATTGGAAACATCAGTTGCCATTTTTTTTCCTAAGAGAACTATACTATTTATTTATAAAATAACCATATATGAAAAAAGGCACCTAAGTGCCTTTTAGTATTACTTTATTATGTTGTTTAAGCAACAATTGCTGGAGCAGCTGCAACAGTAATTGAAACATCGCCTGATTCATTATGTGCTGTAACAATAGCACTGATGATATTACCTACATCGGTAGATTGGCAAAGGTATTCAGAAGCTGTTTGATCTGGGATGACACCAGTTGCTGAGCTTGACCATGCATAAGTAAAGGTTGGAGCTGGAACACCAGTCCATGTACCATTACTAATAAACAATGGCATACCAACTTTAGCAGTACCTGTCATTCCAGGAGGAACTGTATTTACCGGGGCTGAACCAGGAGGAGTAACTGCTGGAGCACCATGGGCCCAATCAACTTTCCAGTCAGCTTTCGCATCTTCTTTCCAGTCAAGTTTAAAATCTTGCTTAACACCAGTAAGGCTTGTGTATAAGTTAGCAATGTTATTAGTCATGTAATTCCCCTATTAAGAAAGGTTACCAGCAAGAGCAGTACCATAGCCTTGACCAGTTAATGTTTGTGAAGCCATATCGAAACGGATTGATAAATCAATAGTAACCGCTTCATTAGAATCATAGGACAATTCACCAAAGTTAGATGAAGTAATCCAGCAACCTTCAATATTCCATTGTTCAACAATACCTTCATTACCATCTAGTTGTTGAAGAATCATACCGAATTTGTAATCGGAACCAGTTGCAGCAGTATTCAAGAATTGACCAGGAAGATCAGCACCAATCAAACGTTGTTGAGTTTGCAATTGACCTTGGATAGCAGATGATGCCAAACCAGTCATATCATCTTCAACAGTTAATGTCAAAGGATCGAATACATATTTACCAGCAACATATGCTGTTGAGTTATAGCGATGAATAGCGATTTCATCAAATTTGATATTTGGACGAGTTACGTGTGTTAACTGTCTTGTAAGATCGCGAGAAGAACTACCAGGCACTAAGGAAGCTAAACCCGAGAAAATTACCTGCCAACGATATTTCTGCTTTGGTTGCAAAATACCAAATCCCGCAGCAGGAACTCCCATTTGGGATAGAGTAGCCATAATTAAATCTCCTTGTTTTTAATATATTAGTAATATATTATTGTTTAATACGTGTACTTATTTATATAAATTTACACAAAATTTTGAGTTTTTTAAAAGGCCAAGATCAAACTTGGCCCTTTTCTTAACTTGGTAAGGCTGTAGTCAAGGCTAATACTCGGATTGGGATGTAGATGAATTCAGTTGAAGTAACTGCATGAATAGCAACATCCATAAACATTTCATTTGCTTGAACAACACTTGGTGGGTTATTTGATGAATTACATAAAGTAACGAAGTCATACAAACCACGTAAAGCCATGATACCGTTCAAGAAGCCATCAGCAGATGCTTTAAGGTTACCTTGGGTAATAACATCATTTGGTTCAAATACGAATGGGAATGAACCCTTACGAAGTTGACGTTTGATGTACATAACAAGACGAACCACATTAATACGATCTAATGCTGAAGCTGCACCTTGTGAAGTCTTATTACCCCAAACAATCATACCTTGTCCTGGGAAGAACACGATAGGATTAATATTTGTTGGATACTGATAAAGATTATCACGTTGACCTTGATTCAAATATGACTGAGTGAATGTGGTTGCTGTACCAAGAGTACCGGATACATAACCCAAATCAGAAACACCAGTAACTGTACCACGTGTCAAACCTGCTGGAGCAAACCAAACATATGATTGATTATCACTGAAAGCATAAGTTCTTAATGCAATACCAGATGGAGCGATCGCAACTAATGTACCATCAAGATTTGCTGCAAGACCCCATGGGTAGTAATAACCAATATTTGAAGAAGCAGCACGAGCAGCAGTCAATGCCCAATTAGCAGCTTGATCTGGTGTTAAGTTACATGGAACTTCAGAAATTGTAAAGGCTTCATCATTGATTTCATCTGAAAGAGCTAACATATCAGTTGCAACTTCTGGATAACCAGGACATACAATAAGATTGTACTCATACAATTCAGAACGGACCAATGTGTTGCTATTGATTTCTGCAGCTAATGCAGTAACAATTGAAACACGTTTAGCAGCATCATTTGCACCCAATGGGTTAAACAAATTAACTTGTGATAAAGTGATCTGAAATTCTGCGTTCACACCAAATGGTACTGAACCTTCAGTAATAAGAAAATCAATTTGACTGTTACTAAATGGTGAACCAGCTGTTGCTGTACCACTTGGACCAGATACTGAACCTGTTACTGAGAATGTTGCTGGAGTCGCACCAACAGTAATTGATGTACATACAACTGACCAGATTTCAGGAATAACAGCAGATGCTGGAGTAATACCAGTCATGTTGCCATTGCCAGTTCCAGTGAATGAACTTGGAGCATATACTAAATCAAACTGGAAATAGTCATCACCAGAATATGGTGTTGAACCAGCATTGATAGTAAAGTTAACAGTAGTAGAAGTAAATGGGGTACCAACGATACCTGTACCGATAATACCAGCATTAACACCTTGAACAGTGAAAGCAGTTGAAGAATTCATTACAACTTGAATTGTATCTAATTGAACAAATGCTGAAGTTGCTGTAATACCAGTGATTGTACCATTACCTACACCAACAAAAGTAGGTGTGTCATATGTTGGAACACCAGCACTAATAAATGTTTTTGCTGCATCAGTAAGGTCAATGTTAGCACGGACAACATATGCAAGATTACCAACTCCTATGAATTGATTCAATGCAAACAATCCGTATTCATTACGTGCATCACCGTGGAATTGATTTCCAGATGAATCGGCCATGAAATGTGGATTACCGTATAATTGAACGCTCTGACCAAGTGAAGTAACTGTGCGGATTACACCGTTTTCAGTCGTACCTGCAGCTGATGAAACACCATCAGGCTGTAATTTATTTGCCTGAGTAGCTATGAAAAGTAATGGAACAGTAGGTGCACTGGCCGGAATATAAAAACTCTGATCCGTTACGGGTACTGAAACTCCAGGTGATACAAGTGTAGCCATTTTAATAACTCCCTATGAATATGGTTATAATGCTAGAAAGAGCTGTAAATAGTTCAATTTCTATCATTCTTACTTATATTTAGAAAAAAAGACTAAAATTCTTCAAAAAACTTGAGGACTTTCAGCTTATCCGGTAATTGTGGTATTGCCAAAACTGAAACCTGGTGCAAACGGAATTGATTGTCCATTCTCATCAAACTCATTAAACTGTAATCCAGCTGTATCACCCATCCTGATTGTGATTGATCTGACAATTTCATTTTTAATATCCATTGGGGCAGATATATAAATTGGTATCTCAAATGCTAAGGACCATAAAATAATTCTACGATCGCCACCAGGAGGATAGTTTTCTTCATTTGTCATCCCGGTTAATTCAACTGTAGTAATCTTTGTCCAATCAAAAGCCACATCATTAATCTGTATCTGTAATACTGGATCAAACATCATCATCAATTGTTCTAATATCTGATGCATTTGCTGTTGATTAGAAGCATATATCGATAACTCACAATTCATAATATATGGAATCGGCATTACTCTTTCAGCAACTCTTAAATCATCAGGGAATACTCCACCTTCAGGTAAGTAAGTTTTACGATCTATTACACCAATACCTTTTCTATGTGGAGCCATATTAAGACCTGTCATAGATAAAGCCATTTGTGGTAATGAGAAAGGTTTATTCTGGGTATTACCAGCACCAATAGCAGCAACCACTCGGTCACGACTACCAAGACTAATTGGTACGGTCATCATTTCTGCTTCACCACAAGTACCTTTACCTGTTTGAACTTGTAAACCTGCAAAGACATTTGCTACTTGTAATAAGTATTTTCTGATTTGACCATCATAATAATAAAAATTAATCATACTTTCCCTCCTAATGGGACTCGTGTTGCTGATTGCATAATACTTCTGATTGAAGGTTTTGCAGATGTGTATAAACCACGTTTGTCTTGTTCTAAGAATAACCAAGCATTTTTAACTGTTGAGAAACGATATAAACGTGGTGCAATAACAGTTTCAGGTGGATAATATAAACGGAAATAAGCACCATCAGCAACACCTGCGATTGGTGGTAAAGTATAACCTTCAGTATATGGTTCTCCATTTTTTGGCAAACCATCTTCAATATACAAGTTAGGTGTGCTTCCAACTGGAGCAGATAGTGGTTGACCAGATGGATTTCTAGGAGGTGGAGCAATATACTCTACAATACCTGCAATTTCCTGTCTATCATCGGAACCAACTTCTGGAACAGCATCAGCTGCATTCTTGATTATCTCTTCTGTATTGGTTAATGGTAATGTATCAATTTGCTGACCTACACCATTTGTAAACAATGCATCAGCAATTAAATATTTCTGAGTATCCATCGTACCAAAAATATCTCTGGTTTCCTGTGATGGTAATGCTTGCTGACCTGAAAAACGATAAGTGGTTGGGTTATACAATGGACCAAATCCAGAACTCTGCCAAGCAGCATCAGTTACTTCCAAGAACTTACGGATAGGTAATAAGTTCTGATCATATTGCATCTCTGGTATAACTTCAATAATATCTCCAACAACTATAGGACGACCTAAAGCTTTTACCATAGTTGCAAAGGAAACAACAAATGTATATTGTTCGAGAATATTAAGACCGAAGCGGGCAAGGTCACTAACAGAGTCTGCTGGTGAATATTGGGCTTTAAGTGGGATTGGAACCAATCCATATTCACGATCACGATTTTCATTAAAGAATAAATCTTGAATATTATTAATTGTGGTTGGCATTTCATCAAGTACATCAAATGCAACTACTTCCCAGCTACCAGTTCCAGTGAACATGGTAGGGGTTACCATAATAGCTTTAACTTTTAATAAAGTATTAAGATTAAGAGTTTGTGGTAATGGTGATTGAACCATATTATATAAACCAACACGTTTCCAATTATAATTAAGTGGAACCATAAACATATCACCAACAGCAAAGGGAGTCGATCCAGAAGCTATTGTTAAATTAAGGAAGGTACTATAAAATGGAATATCAGATGTCAAGGTTCCCAAATTAATAGTTGTACTATCAGGCAAGGTAGCATACACATTAAAGGTCATTGAAGAAATTGCAACTATATTAATAACACTTTGAGTTGCATCAGAACCAATACCATTAGTAGTAAGTACACCATTACCGGTTCCAGAAAAGAAAGTAATGCCGGGAGATACATCTCCAGAAGTAATTTCAACTTTAACCTGTTGTGCAAATTGACCAGGGTTATTTGATTGTGTTAAATTGATAGCACCAACACTTACCCATTTTTGAGCTTCTGGTTCATATTCAGTACGACCATTAGCAAGTAATTTAATACCAAAGTCAACACCGACATAAGCAGTATTAGTAACTGCAGAACCTTGTTGGGAAGACCACCATGATTGTCCTGGTTGATTTAAACCAGTTAATGGATAACCTGGATATGAGGTAGAACCAATTATGCGGCCTTGTGATAATACAGAACCATTTCCTTGTTGGTGAATACCAAGTAAAGGATAGATATTAAGGGGAGCACCTGAAATATTAATAGTTTCAGCAACATAAGTCTGCTGATTGAGTGCTTCATTTTGTGCACATATATCTGGGTTAATACCTGTAATCTGCCAGTCACCAATCGGTAAGGCAGGTGGAACATATGGTTTTAATGCAGTATTATTCAAACCAGTTTGAGCTGGAGGTGCATTGGGATTGTTTAAACTACCCCCACCATTTTCACAAGGTAATGTTGGTTGTTGTATCATTCGTCACTTTCTTCATAATCTTTCGGATCATGTTTTACATACCATTGCTTTGGGATATATTCTTTTACAAATTCTTCTAGGGCATCATTTTGTGCCATACGACGAAGAAGTCCTTCAAATCTCAAAAAGGCACATTTACCTTGTACCCAGATTTCATTATCGTGACCACCAAATGAAGCAGAACCTGAAACAACATGACTAAAACCGTTCTTGGTAGGATCCATTCCATTTTCAAAAAGATCATATAGTGTTCTAAACCCATGAGTTTTAAATGCTTGAAGGTATTTTTTCCATTCTTCACGTTTACCGGTTTCAGTATTTAAATCATCTATTAATTCAAAGGTAACTCTTTTTAAACAGCTACATAAAGCTGCATAGTTTTTATGAGCCATATTATATTCAGACAAATGCTCACGCTTATTTGCGGCCATAATAAGGTCTTGAACATCAGACATAAAACCATCCATACTTCTACCGGTCATGCGATCGATATAATCAAAGCCATACCATAAATCATCACCAGCAATGATACCAATTTCTGAACCATCTGCTGGAATAATTAAATGGACATTACCAAAACCACCTGCCATATCATTGTTAGTACTACAAATATAAGACTTAGAACGTTTCGGATAATCTTTCCATGCAGGATTGTTATCCATCCAAATTGTGTAATAGTTTACAGTATTGGCGGATTCCCGATTTAAACTGTTAGTATCAAAAACCCCCATTTTTATGCTCATTGGCATACCACGAAATATAGGACTCTTTTTAATCTGTGGTAGATATTTTGAGGCATTAGTTTCACACCACTTCACAAACAGATCGGGTTCCATCTCGGTGTGGGCAAACTGGTCTTCATTTAAAAATTGTTTGAATGTTATCATTATCTATCCAACATGTATTTAGTCATAAAATCTTCGAGTACTTCATTGTCACTTTCTTCAAGGCCATCTTCACTATATTTAAGGATGCCACAAGTACCTTGAATCCATACTTCTTTGCTAGGACCTGGATTTTTATAGGTTGCTCCAGTTTCAACATCAAAGCCATTTTGTAATGGGTTGAAACCTAACTGCATTAAATCAAATAAGTTGTCACAGCCACTACGTTCAAAAGCAAGTAAGAAGTGTTCAAAATCTTTTTTTCTTGTTAGGTTTTTGGTAAGGTTTTTTAATGTTACTTTTTTCAAACACTTAACCAATGCTTTATAATCCATTTGAGCATTTTTAAATTCTTCTGTTTCTTCACTATCTAATTTCATTACCAGATGAATCCAGCTATTAAAATTATCAAGGGTGGAATAGTTACCCATACCCATTTTCTTAAACAAGTATTTAAAGGACATCCACAAATCATATTCTGGACAGATACCAATCTTGGCATTATCAGCAGGGATAATTAAAAACGTATTATCATTACCATAGCTACTAGCAGTAGTTAAATTGGTAGAACAGATAAAAGACTTAGAACGCTTCGGATACTCTTTCCAAGCTGGATTGTTATCAATCCAAATTGTGTAATAATTTAAAGAGTTAGCAGACTTACGGTTTAAACCATTAGTATCTGAAATTCCCACTTTGGTTTCACCAGGCATACCACGATAGATATGTTTGTCCTTAGCACCATTTAAATAGGCACTAGCATTAGTTTCACACCACTTAACAAACTCTTCTGGTGAAACATCTCTAGTAATATCTCCATTAATAAACTGTTTAAATGATATCATTTAAAACTCACATGATCAAAGTGTTTCTTTAGGAATTCATTAATAACATCATGTTGTTTAATTATCTTGCCACCCATTGGATTTTCTTCTTCATCTTCTTCAGTCTCATCATTTTCATCTTCACTCTCAATTTTAAGAATGGCACAATTTCCCTGAATCCAAACCTCTTGATTTGTTGGGGGTGGACGATATCCATGACCAGTATAAACTTTAAACTTGTTTACTTTTGGATCAAAGCCTTTCTGGAATACTTCATACATACTTGTGTAGCCATATTTTTCAAAGACTTTAACAGCATCCATAAATCCGCCTTTTGTTTTTTGATTGGCTTCTTTAAGTGACTCTAAAGTAACTCGCTTTAAACAACTACATAAGGCGGCATAATCATTTTCTATGTTCTTATAATCTGGATCATTCTCACCTAATACTGCTTCAAACATTTTTTGAAAATCATTCATATATTCTTCTAATGTTCCACGATATTTTGGATCAGCATCAAATATTTTATCCAACTGTTTAAAGCCATACCATAAATCTATCTCAGGACATACACCCATTTTGGCATCATCTGCCGGGATAATTAAAAAAGTACTTCCATAACCCATCTCGGAAGCACTATTAAAAGAAGTAGCACAACATAAGGATTTGGAACGCTTTGGATAATTTTTCCATTCAGGATTATTATCCATCCAAATAGTATAGTAGTTATAAGTGTTCAATGATTTACGGTTCAATTTGTTAGTATCACAAAGACCAATCTTAATATCTTCTGGCATACCACGAAAAAGCATTTTATCTTTGGAACCCTTAAGATAATGAGTAGCATTGGTCTCGCACCATTTTACAAAGGCTTCAGGGCTTATAGATTGTGTAACCCCTTTAGCTGGGCCATATCTACTTGCTGATATGTCTTCATTTAAGAACTGTTTAAATGTTATCATTATTATCCAATAAAAATACTTGAATTACCAGCAGCTGTTCCATTACCAATTTCATAGTCAGTAATCTGGCGACGAAGTTCAGCTTTTTTCTCGGTTGCCATTGATAACAACACATCACCATTTAAAGTCATACCACCAGTAGCACTTGGAAGGGTTCCATATTTTGTACGGATCATACCAAGTTCTTCTAAGCAAGAAGCATATGCCCAATCTTGAATCCACATTCTAGTCCAGCGATCTGTGATAAGTTCTTGTTCTTCACGTTCCATAACAACTTCAAGAACAACACGTTCTTGTGGCTGCAATAAACGACGAAGAATAATTAATTCACGGCTTGCTTCATCCCAAGTAAACATAATATTACCAGCGAAGATTTTCTCATAGGATTTAGATAATTGATTCATCAAGTGAATTGAGAGTGTATCAACATTAGAACCCTGGTATAGCTGGTTAAAGAATGCTTGTGCATACAATCCAGTTTCAGATGAAAGTGAACTGATACCTAATTGGTTAATACGGTGAATCTTCACAACGTTAACAATCTTGTCTGTGCCATCACGTGGATCATTTAAGTAATAAACATTCTGACCACCAGTTGGTCCACCTAATAAAGTGAAAGAAATATGACGATGTGAATATGCATTGTCGGCACTCTTACGAAGTTCAGCTAATGCATTATTGATACCAATATCAAATTGATTCTCACCAAGTTCCACGCATACTTGTGGATAACCCATTAAACCTTTTAATGTTTGTACTAATCCCAAGCGCGCGGCATTTGTACCATCAGCACCAATACCAACTTTATCAGTAGTTGGTACACCAACTTCCTCAGTATCTGCACGTTGCCATCCAGCACCATCCCACACCATTAATTGTTTAACAGTTGTGTTATAGTAGAAGTCACCAATATTAGGAACTACCGGATTGAATGGACCAAGAATATTTGTATCTGAAGCAGTAGTAACTGCAGTCCAATGACCATTGATTAAAACACGAACTAATCCCGGAGTTACAGAGAACCAACTACCAAGAGTAAAGAATTTAACCTGGAAAGTTGGTGGTGCACTTAATGCAGCTTGGATAGTCAAGTATATAAAGTCACCAGTGTTTGGTGCTGTTGGATATGTTGACTGTGGAATAATAGAAGTGAATGGTGCCCAGACAGCTCCCATTTTAACTTGGAGGTTTGCAGGTGTAGCAACTTGCCAAACCGAACCATCAAAGAATTGTAGAGCTTGAGTTGAGGTGTTATAAAATAACTGAGCAGTTTCAATTAATGGATTGGCAGATACAGGAGTGGTTTGCATGTTTGCACGAATCCATGCAGACTGCTCATCATTCCAGATTAAAACTATTCTGGTTGATGTATCAAAATAGACCTGGCCATTAGTTGGATTTTGTGGTGCTGTTGATGTACTTGGAATTGAGCCAGCATAAGGGCTGCTTTTGTTTGTAGGTACATTTGATTCTAATGGGTATGACTGAACACCCATTGTGTAATATTGAAGAATGTTAGAACAAGCATGGATCGATGCATAATAAATTTTATTTGGATCCAAATTAGAAACTGTTACTGACATGTTTAGTGCTGGTGGTACTGGTGCGATGTTATCACCAAAGAAGCCATAGAATGCAGAAACAACTTGGGCTTGACCAATAACCCCATTGACTGGGTTGGGAGTTCCCCAATTTGAGGATGCTATATAACGAGTTCCATCTACTGGAAAGTCATCAGCAATAAAAGGTGTTTCAGAAATTAAAACAACAGCACCATCATAAGTAGTCAGATTGTTTGGAAGTGTCCATGAAATCTGTAATAACGCAGTTGTACTAGGAGCAACAGGAGCAATTCTATTAGCTGTAATAGAGATACCGCGTCCATCAGTCCAAAGACCTGCAGTTGTTAATTGGGTAGAATCTGCCATAATTGTTAGAAACCTTACTAAAGATGAATTTTGTATTACTATTTATTCATAATTAGTAGATTATTATATTTTAGAATATAATAAATAGTAGGATAATCAGGAGGATTTAAATGATAAAACCATATATTAAAGCAGTTCATCATATGTTTATGCCCGGGGAAACTGTCACTGCGACAATTAAAAAGTATAACTTATACCAGGTAACTAGAGAAGAAATGCCAGGTTTACTTGAGATGTTTAAGGAAGTTAATACAGCTGAAAATCCAAAACCGGGAATGAATGTTCTCATCCCCATTCTTGAACGTCTTCAACCAGAAGTATTTAAATCAGTTTAAATAGTCAGATAAGATATCAATCTTAACTTCTAATTCAACCTTCTTGGCACGCATACTAGCAATGGCATTAGCTATTGCTTGTGGTGGGTGATGTGGGGAATATTGAGCATACTTTGATTCAATATGAGCTATTGCTGTTGAAACCAATTTATGTTCATCAACCAAAGTATTACGGTATTCATTTGAAAAAAAGTCCATGGATTTTCCTTTGGAAGGTTTAGGCTTCCGATTAAATTTTGATATGATGGATAGGATATGTTTTTGCATATATTTATTTATGGATATCGAGAACTGAATATATCCATAAATAGATTAAATTAGCAATTAAGAATGAAACACTTTGATGATTGCATTTGAGATAGCTGTATGACTTGCATCATTATATTGTTGTAACAACTTCATGTTAATCTGGTGACGACCATGAACAGAATCTTCTAAAGCCATTTCCATTTTTTCAATGATATCTTCTGGGCTATTTGGATTAGCATGATATCTTTTTGATACCCAGAATATTTCTTCAGATACAACTACTGGAACACCTTGAGCTACTGCATCAGCTGATACAATATTAAATGTTTCACTGTAGCTAACTTGTAGGTTAATATCCATAGTTGCTATTAATTCAACGAAGTCATCATGATCTAACCATTGGTGTTCTACCAAAGTTGCGATCGGTGAACCTGCAAAAATATTACGAATGTTGTGAAGAATTGGATTACCACCACTTTCAAGACGACTTGTGTTGATATGGAAATACAAATGTTTTCTATGACCTTCAGCATAACGTAATGCAGCAAAGGCTTGTTGAAGTTGGTTTTTCAATGGGCGGATAGCACCAAAGCAACCAACATGAATACATGATGGATCAACTTCACGATCTTGCCAAGTTGATTCTACTTCTGTACTATAGTAGTTGGGGAAGTAAACAACCTTATCAGTTGGAATACCTGTTTGTGATACTAATGCTTTTAAGTCATTAACAGAAGTATGTGTATTAGAAGCAATAAAAACTTTTTCAAATTTTGTATATTTCGGCAACCATCCAAGAGCTTGACCTTCTTGGGCTAAGAATGGAATGTTACTATGGTTACGGATAATCCATTTTACATGAGGATGTAGTTTAGTTAATACTTCAAATTTTTCAGGTACTACCCAGATTGCTTCGATAATAACAATATCAGGTTTGAATTTAAATACTTCTTTGTCGATACAGTTGTTATCAATAACTTGTACAATTTTTGATTCACATTCATGACCATTGAGACCAAGGTCATTAAGCATATCGCTGACCATTGTTGCAGAATTAAGTAAGCCGGAAGAAAGTCCTGAACCTGCTCCGCCTGAACTATAGGAGCAATATGGATTATCACGATGTTTTAATATAAACAGTATTTTTTTCATTGAAGTTATGTCTTGTGGTGTGGTTGGTTGGTGAAAAAGTTTCATAAGGGTATCCTTTAAGTGTTGACCATCGAAATAATGGAATAGGTTTTCAAATACATCCATTATTGTTTGTATAAATTTGTTCATGTAAATCCCCGAAATTGAATTGCTAGAATTGATACATCTATTTATACAAATAAAAAAGCTTACTAAAAATAGTAAGCTTTTTTGGGGGAAGATATTTGAAATATTATTCTTTTACAAGTAGATGATCTGCATCACCAACACCTCGAAGGGTTTTCTTATTAAACTTTAATACTTTATTACCATCTTTGTGATCAGTGATATGAAGTTGTGTTGGTGTAACTCTGAGAACATTGAATTTACCATAACTACCAGTATCAGTTCCTTTAGTATGAGTGTGTAATTTAACAACATCACCATCATTATATGAGGCAGTCATTGAGGTTGCACTTTCTTTTATACCTGCTAATGCAGCATAATACTTTGCATACATAGCTAAATCATTTAAATTGTAATAATCAATATCATTATCATTTAAATAAGAAATTACTTCTTGATGATCAATCTTAAAATTAAGGGATTTTAAAAAAGACGCTTTTTCTTCATTAGACAATAAAGAAAACATATTTACTAATTCTGATGATTTTGACTCATTAAGTAATTGTGAGACTTTCATTTTTTTCCTTTAGTTATTAGTTTATTATTAATAAACTTCATTTTATAAGCTGTATCATATTCTGATTTTAATATGGCTTTTTCTGCTTCAGGCCATCCCTTTTTTAACTTTAAGGAAACTTATAATTTTTAGGTATTAAAAAGGACTCTTCGGAGTCCTTTTTAATTGCTTTACTACCTTTTTCGATTAAACGAATGAAAGATTGGCAACACTTATGCGACCATAATAATCTGCCGAATTGCCTAAAGATGTGCTAGTTGAGGTAAATGTTGCTTTACCATATCTAGTCATCAATGAAACATGTGGATTGAATGTGTTAGGATCAACAACAACACCACTTGACATGATAGGGATATATGGGCAGTAGAAATAACCTGTATCCATTTCACCTGAACCGCCTTTGAAACCCATAAGGATTGGTTCTGTACCTTGATCAAAGTAGATATAGCTGTAAACCTTGATACCACCATTTAATGTACCAACTAATTTGGTGTTGTTTGGACCATCGAATGAACCAGAAACAGCTGGAGCAAATACTGATTTAGATGCTGACTGCAATACTGATACAACAAGTGGTGAAACTACAATCCAATTACCTGGACCACGACGGGTTTTACGAGCGATTTCGTTAGCTACTTTGTTGATCAATACACCTAAAACAGCGTGACGATCACCAACATAGTTTGGAACACCAGTAAATGTACCTGACATATCGAATGATTCTGTAGTACCAGCTAAGGCGATAAGATCATTGATAATTTCATTGTCGATTTCTGAAACAACAGCTGCTGAAAGTGATGCAGTGATTTCAGCTTCAAGGTCAAGACCGTGAGATGCTTTGATATCTTGCATTGCTTCAGGAGTCCAACGTGCTTGTAACTTACGTGAACCGGCTGTAACAGTTTGTTTTAATACTTCAAGAGTTAATGCACGACCACCGAATGCTTCATAGTCAGATGTATTAGCTGCAATACCTGTTGAGGTACCTGCTGCTGGTCCACCTGCTGCTGCTGGAGCATCAGAAGTTGAGTAGAAACGCTTCATTTTTGAGTTGTTACCGAATACTTCATCACCTGGGTTGATGTCTTCAGCTGTACCAGTATCGATAGTGCCTGGAAGGGCAGTAGTGGTTACGGCTTCTGAGAACAAGAAACGAAGTGAGTATACCAAACCAACAGGACCGGCCATAGGCTGAACACCAACAAGTTCAGTAGCGATGGTACCTGGGATGATACGTCGAATCATCGGGATAACGATTTTCTGGAAGTTACCGATTGCGCCAGCTGATGAAGTTCCAGCAGGTGAGGTTTCTTGCAAATGTTGCATTTGATTATCTAGGACTGGTCCCAAGATACGTTTTTTACTTTCACTAAGACCATCGAGAAGGGTCTCTTTGGTTTCGTTCCAATTTTCATATAGTTCCATTGAATTCTCCTGTGGACTAGTTACTTGAAATGCCCGCAAGCTTTCTTAATTCAGAATGCTTATCGCTTGAGGCTACTTTTGCTGGCTCTGTACTGTTAGGCACGTCACCGGTTACTACAACTGACTCGATGATTTGAGCAGGCTTGTTATCTGTATTATCTTCACGGAGAACACGGGCGATAAAATGACCGTATGCTTCTTCAAGGCGGGAAGTTTCAACATTGGCTAATACGAATGCCATTTGTTCTTTTTTCTTACCATTGAGTGATGAAAGAATTTTTTCCATCTTTGCTTCACGAACCATCTTAGACTGGGCTTCTTCAAGCTGTCCGATAGCTTTTTCTGCATCACTTAACTTAGCGAGTGTAGCGGATAATTTAGATTGAACTGAATTCTCGTCGACATAAGATGTAGCGAAGGTTGTTGCGTATGCTTCAAAAATCTTACGACCGAATTCGTTTTGTTTAACGATTTCTAAATCTTCATGAAGTTCAGCCATTTCTTCGGTAAGACGGAGCTCAAAGAAAGCATCCATTTTGTCGATTAATTGGTCAAGTTCTTCTGAAAGAGTATCAGCCATTGCGTGTTTTTCTTCTACAATCTTTTCTGCATATTCTGCTTCAAGATCACGGAAACGCTCAATGTCTGCTTTGAGTTCTGCAACTTCTTCATCTAATTTCTTTGCAACGAAAGCTTCAACATTTTCAATCAATGTATCACGTTCATTCGCCCACTGTTCAGCAATCTCAGCTCGCACTGTCATGGTAACTTCTTCACGAACAACAGATTTATATTGTTCTACTGATTCAGTCCATTGAGTGGAGATTTCCGCTTTTGCATCTTCGCTTAATAGCTCTGAGCTTAGCAACTTCTGAAGGATTTCATCCATTAGCTTCTCCTTATATATGGTGGGGTTTTAGAGACATGGCTTAAGCTATATCTCTAATAGCAATAAACCTTTGTATTTGTTGGTGTAATAAATCACACCGTTTCATAACATACATTTTATTTATGGAAACAGTGAAAAATATCAATATTTTTCACGTGTTTTCGTCAAAATTATGCTTGTAATGCGTCCAATTCATCTTCAACGGCAGCTTTATCAGCACGTAATTCTTTAATTTTTTCTTTGTCTTTGTCTGCCTTAGCTTGAACTAAGTCAGCTTCGATTTTGTCGAGTTTCTTTTGAAGTTTTTTAGCAGGATCTTTCTTGCCTTCTTCAATAGCTTCGATTTCTTCAGCTGTAAGTTCTTCAGTTGCAGGTGTTGCAAAACCAGTAACATCTTTCATCTTTGCAGACAAATAGTTATGTAGGTCAAGAGTTGCTTCTTCTTGCTTGTCGTTGATCAAATTGTTCAACATGTTCTTAAGTGCGTCACGATCCATTTTGGTTCTCCTTGATTAATGGGGGTACTGTATTTATAGTAATTATTTTGCTGCTCTTAGTAATGCTTCATAAACCATCGATAACACCTCCGACATTTCTTCGGCAATATAACCTTTGGCTGCTACTTCACATGCACTGACCAAACTCTTCCTAAGAAGGTCCGGTCTGTTTTTATATGATTTAACAACAGACTGTAGCATTGGTTGTAACTCTTTACCACGTCCATCTTCAATAGCAATTTCAATAGCATCAATAAATTCCTGATTCATTTCTGCATCAGATTCTTTTTATTCTGTTAAAGTATTGAGTAGCTCTTTAACTAACATTATTTAACTTCTTCAACTAATGTGAATGATAACTTTTCAGCACCGGATCCACGAACCCAACTACCTTCATGTAAATAAAACCATGCACCTGATGTACCATCTTCTAAATCCTTAACAACCATATATACTGAATGACCATAAGGAAGACCTTCATCTAAATCTTCTAATGCTTTTAAAGTTTTTACTTTTTTAGCAGCAAATACTTCAGCGATAGATTTAAACTTAATTGCACCTTCACCATATTTCTTATCAGTATCTGACCAACCAAGAATTTGATAGATGTCAGCACCTTGGTTATATTTGTTATATGATGCAAGAACTGTCATGCCAGCTTCTAATCTATTACTTAATACTCTTTTAACAGCTTTGAATTTACGACCATCTGTCAAATCAAAAGTTTTTTCACCTGCTTTAAATGCTTTTACTAATTCTTTAGCATCTTTACTTTTCATACAACCTGATGAGAATTCGTGTGCTGCCGCCATCTCAGTTATTTTTTTTTTGATAACCTCAGTTGATTCAGTCACACCAGCGCGATCGCTAACACGTTTGATTTCAACTGCATCATGTGGACCGCCTGCATTGAAATGGTCACCAACTTCAAGGGCATCAAGTTCTTCAATTTCATAGTCACTAAGTCCACAATCATCAGATGTGAACCATGTAAATGGATGAGTTGCAGATTTACCATCATGCTCACCATAACCATGTACCCAAGTTATTTTAAATTTCTTTTCGGTTTTTTCTTCAGAAAGAACCATTAATTCTTTAAGCAGTTTCATGATTACTTACCTTTGAAAACATCAGCACGGATACCACGTTTTTTCATTTCAGCTTCTACTTTTTTCTTAGCATCACTAGTGCCTTGTGATGAAGTACTTGAAATTTTGCTAAACATTCTGTGGATTTCTGCATCTGACAATAATGAATATTCGCCTTTGTAACCTTCTTCAACTGGTTCTTCTTTAGGTTCTTCTTTAGGTTCTTTTTCAGCTTTAGGTTCTTTACCTTCGCTGCCTTCTTCTTTTTGTTTCATACCGTCTTTAACACCGGCTTCATAAACTTTTAAAAGAAGTTCTTCGAGTTCTTCGACATCTTTACCTTCTTGCTTAGGATCACCAATGCCAAATTTCTTAGCAACAGCTTTTGCAAGTTTTTTAACTACTTTAGGAAGATCGTCTTCTTCTTCTTCGTTATTTTTTTTCTTTTTACCATCTTTATCAGCATTATCGCCTTCGCCTTTATCGGCTGCGGCTTCTTGCTCTTCTGGTGTTGGATCACCATCAGCTGCATCTTCAGTAAGTGGTTTTGCTGGGATACCAGACATCTTACGAAGGGCTGCTAATGCAGATTCTTTAACTTCATAATGCTTCTTAAGCAATTCTTTTGCATTGTCTAAACGAGCTTTATCTTTTTCATCCATATTTTTACCTTGACGGTTAATATAGAAGTTCAAACTTGATGAGGCAGCTTTGTGATCTTTGTGAGCAGCAACTAAACCTTTAACGATAGCAGCAGCAGGTTTTTCAAAAAACCCTTCTGGTGCTTCCCATTTTGTTTCAACTTTTGCAGACCATTTCTTAGCTTCAGTTAAACCAGCTAATTCTTTTAGGCGGAGATTATCAGTCATTTTTGTTTCCTTATTTGTGGGATTTAAAGTAATTTAATTTTTTAAGTATTTCATTAATAGAATTACTTATTTCCTGCGATACTACTTTTGCGCCATGAGTTTCAGATGTATTCATGAAACCTTTCCATGACGGATTTTCTAATACACGTTTTGTTGCTGTTAAGCCATCAATTGCTTCTTGACGAAGGGCTTGAAAGTCTGCATCACTATTTGATCCAACACCTTCAGTTGCTTCATTAACTTCTACTGATTCGGACATTTCCCATGATTCTTTAGAAGCAAGGAATTTCCAAGCTTGTTGGAAACTAATACCTTCTGGACGTTCACCATCAGATAAGTATTTTTTAACTAATCCTTGGGCTTTACCTTTTGTACCAACTCCACCAGAAAATTCTTTAAATTTAGCTATTAACACTTTTTTCTCTTTAGAAGAAAGCGGTCTTAAACCCATAGGATCGGGTTTTTTGCCAAAGCCAAAGATTTCATTTATTAACATAATTATTTCTTAGTAATTGATTCGATAAATTTACGAACTTCAGCGGCGAAATACTTCTGTGCTTTTGGATCATTCTGAACTGCTTCTGCTAATGTCAAAATACGAGTATGTTCTTTTGCTTCACGAACTGCATCTGGATAGCAACCAGGACCTGAAGGTTGTGATACAATATCCAAAGCGATAAAACTAAAGTCTTCAACGATACCATCATTGTTAACATTACCAGTACCACGTGATGAAACACCAAGCTTCATACCACCTTCGATTAATTGCTGAACAATCAAACCAGATGGTGTATTGAAGATTTTACATTTACCAACAGCATTATTACCATCCATCCAAGCTTCAGTAATAATGTGAGAAACGTTCTTAAGATCAACTGATAAATTGTCTGGGTGATTCAACTCACCAGGACATGAAATACCTTCTTTAATCTGTTGATTGATATGAGCAACCGCATTAGCGATTTCTTTTAAAGGGTACTTACGTTTATTCAGATTTTCTTGTTCTGCCGCCATCATGCGACCAGAAAGATATAGGTTCTTACCTGAATCATGTGACTCTACAAGTTGAGCTTGTGCAGGAGTATAATGTTCAATAAGCAATTGTGATTTCATAGGTATATATTCCCATTAGAGTTAATAGTTTTACAAAGCTGTAACTAACACTTTATTTATTGATCTAATAGGAATTGAATGAATAAAATCAGTTTATATCCCATTTCTGACATATAAACTGATTTTTATTAACCACTTTTAACTATTAGGCTTCTTCCGGAGCTGGTGTTGCTGGTGCTTTTTCTTCAGGTGAGGCCTCTTCTGGCTCTTCTTCTGCTCCAGCTGCTTCTGGTGGTTCTTCACCACCAGCAGGTCCTACTGTTTCCTTCTTGGTTTCCACATTTGGATCATAGAACTGACGGATTTCGTCAACTGATAAACCATCTTGGATACCACGTTCTTGTTTCAATAAGGCTTCATTCATCTGGATATCATCTTTAGTCAAACCTAAATAACGTTCCATCATGAATCGTTTAGACAAATATGGTGTATCTTCGACAGCTTTAAATGATGCAATAAGTTCAGTATCCAATGCAGCCTGACGATACAAGGCAAAGTTCTGTGGTTCAGCAAGTGTAAGTTTGAATAGATCAGGATCAATATTGATACCTGTCACTTTAAGATATGCCTTGAAGTGCTCATCAAAGACTTCCTGGATACATGATTGCAATCTGATAACAAAGTTAGCAAAAATACGTTCTTCCATATATGCCACACCAGTCTTACCATCGTTATATGCAGAACCTGGATTAGTTGCATCCTGTCCTTTCATGTATGATGAAGGAACACGTAAAGCACGGAAAACTTTGTTAAGGAAATAATCTAATTCTGGGATTTCCCAGGTAGTACCACCAGGTAAAGTTTCAACACGCGAACTTCTACCTGCTGCAGTTACTGGAAGGAATATATCTTCACCGATCGATTCAGCATTGTATTGAGAATCTGTTTGGTTTTGATTAGCAGTGTTTGGCATACGCTTTTGACGCAAGTCGTTACGGATGGTTTCCAAATGCTGTTTAACACGATGTGGTGCCATATTACCAACATCGATATAAAATACACGACGTTCTGGGGCACGAACAATACGATAGATAATCGCAGAGTCTTCCAACATGGTTAACTTTTGGTAATCTTTAAAAGCTGACTGTAATATGGAAAGACCAAATGGTGCAGTATCACTCATATCATCAGATAGAGTAAAGTGTAGCATCGCAATAGCTGGGGTAATTTCAACTGAATCAGAAGCTGATGCAGTTGCTGAACCTGGTTTCATTGCCTTAACAGAATCCATGAAACTTGATGGACGGATATGGTAAGCAACCTTTTCACCTTGGGCATTAATTTCAACACCAATTACTCGGGTTGGATCTACATATTCCCATTGTTCAGTATCAGAAGTCTTGCGAAAAAAGCAATCACCATACTTAACCATTTGACGGGCAGTATTGTAAACACGTTTGTTAAGTTTGTGGAATCTTGACCAGTGGCGAAGTGCTGCTCTTAAGGTAGTAACAGTGGTATCAGGAATTTCTTGATTTTCTTCGGTTTGATAATCAATGATAAATGGTAGGCTTGTACGTTTATCAGGATTTGAAATTTCTTCAGCAATAATATCAAGGGCACGTGAGATATCACCAATGTCCATGGCATCATATTGTTTATAGCGTTGAAGACGGGCAGTAGCACCTTTTAATAGATTTGAAAACCAAGCAACAGTAGAGAATGATGAATACCCTGCTGAGTTGATATTCATACCATCATCCATGTTAATGGTAGGTTGTGAATACGCTGTCTTACGAGATGCTGGAGTTATAATTTTCCAGTAATTTTCCCATTGAGCCATTGTTTATATCTTTATAAAATATGTAATACTATATTTATAAAACCCCAGAAGGGGTTTTATCAGCAATTAGCTTAACTGTTTCTTTAGGGAAGCTAAACGTTTGTCGTAGCCTTTACCCCAAGATTTGATATAGGATAGGAATTTTGCCCCAAGAGATTTAAGTGTATCAAGGACACCTTCTTCAACTTTAGATTTGAAGGTTAACTTAGGAACTGTATCGGTAGGTGGAACAATAGTTGTATATTTCTTAGTGATTTCCTTGAGCTTTTCAGTAAGTTCAGGAACCATTTCTTCTAATTCTTTGACAATCTTTTCATAGTCAATAACAATCTTATCTGGTTTTCCTTCTTTCTTTTCAGATTTAGATAAGGTAAGTGTATAGGAAACTGTCTCAATAACACGAGTTAAGACTTGATCTTCAGCATCAAAAAGAGCAAGGATTTTATCTTTCATTTGAGCATTAACTTCTTCACGGCACTTTGCCAAGATCTTAGCCTGCTCATCAAGGATTTCATATTTTGTTGACAATTTGGTAAACATACCAGATTGGTTACCTTCTAATTCAATAGTAACTCTATCCAAAACGTTCTTTACACGTTTTTCAGTATATTTTAAGTCTGGTGATCTTGCTTCAAATAGTTCTGCTACTTTCATTATTACTCCGATAAAGGTATTAAGTTTACTTATTTATAGTTTTTAAGACTCTTGATCTTCTAAAAATCGTTTATATTCACTATTATAAAATGGTTTTTGGCAATAGTTGCTTCACCTTTTGGCCATGGTTTTTTAAGAATATCCAATGCATACATGTAAGCATATTCTGGGTCTTTGGCAAGGGCATCTTCACGCTTCTTTAATTCTTTTGGGTCATGACTATATTTGTTCCAAACAATATCCGGTACAACTTCATCAGCTTGTTTATGACCATGAATTAAATGGGGATTTTTATGAAACTGATATAGATTCATTACTTACTTCCCCCTTTGATATAGTTATTCACTGTACCAGGAGCTGGAGGTGTTCTATTAGAAACCTGTTCGGTTCCTGTATTCACAACCACCTGTTGCATTAATGATACTAACTGGATCATATTGTCATTAATATCTGAAAGGTATTCATGGGCTTTAATATCTGTGGTTGTAGTTTGCCCTGCTGCTGTAACTGTTGCTTCATCAGGACCACTTAAAGCCCCTGCAGCTGCTTCACCACTGACATTACCTAATGCACTACCGCCCCAAGCACCAAGGCCCGCACCAATCAATCCACCAATAACTGTTCCTACTATCGGAACAACAGAACCAAGTGCTGCACCAGCAGCCATACCACCCCAAGCACCAAGACCACCACCTAAAGCACCACCAAGTGCTCCACCTTTTGCTTTGTTTGCTTGTCTATGTGTAATCTCGCCAGATGCTTCTTTATCAGCGGCGGTTGAATAACCTTCATAACCTTCATATAAGGATCCTACTATAGCTAATGGAACTGCTGCTCGACCAAGAACCTTCCCAGCCATACTACCAGCACCTTTTAATAATCCCAATGCTCCGGCACCTTTACTAGCAACTTGTGATGCTTCAGCAGCAATAACAGATTCACCTGCCCCAGCAACTGCCCCACCACCTTTACCAAATAATCCTTTAATACCATTAACAATTCCACCACCTTTACCACCGAGACTTAATCCGGCAGCACTGGCTTGCACCGCTAAACCAAGTAAAGCAACTGAAGCAGCACTTAAGCCACCTAAGAAACTATTACTCATAAATGATGATACTTTGTTAATTGCATCAGCAGCATCAGCAACCATTGCATTTGGTTGTGCTGCTTTTGCGGCTGCGGCTGCTTGCTCTGGTGTGTATCCTAAATTAGCACGAGCAGCTTTTTCAGTAACTGAACCTTGATCTTCTTGTGCACCATATGCACCTATCCCATGAAGATTAGATGTAAGCATTTCCATCATCTGAGTACCGGCAACATTCTGTCCTTGTGCACCAATACTCTTTTGTGCGGCTATACCAACTTCACCTAATGTCTTATTAAGCCATGCGGAATCCGCTTGACTAGCATTACGACCTAATTGCATAATTTGCATTGCTCGCATTGAGTCAGCTGGACTCCGTCCCTGCATCTGCATTTGCATAGCAACTTTAGCAGCTGATTCATTACGGGATTTAACATCCATATGTTTAGCAGCTTCTTGGGTTTTGATCATTTCTTGAGCTTGCTCAATACTGATACCCTTCATGACTAAATCTTCACGTTGGGCTTTCAATCCCTCAAAATACATTCCGGCTTGTTCTTTACCCAAGCCCATCATTGTGTTTGTTATATCTTGATTGGATAATAAATCACCATTCAATTTAATAAATTCTGTTGCTGTAATTCCAAGGATACCTTGTAACTTCTGAAATCCGGTCATTGACTTACTTACATAATCATTTAACTTAGATTGGTTCTGTACATCAACACCTGCTGATGCTGCTTCTGCAATAGCAGGACCAATCATACTAGCTGACTGTGCAGCAGTAAATCCAAAATGTTTAAATGTAGAACCTAATTGATTTGTTAATTGTGAAAATCCTGCGGCACCATACAATGCCATTGTCTGTTGGTTTTCTTTTAAGAACTTTGTGGTTTCTTCAAAAGACATACCCATTGCAATAGCTTGGCTTTTAACCTGCATAAAGGAAGCAGGAATATGCTGGACATTAAAGTCACCAATTTCTTTAGCAGCAACTATAGCAACTTCTTTAACCTTGCTAAGGGCGGCAAGGACGGCAGCAGTTTCACCAGCAGCCATTAATTTGTCTTGTAAAGAAGAACCAGTAATAGCACGACCAGCTTTATTAAATATAGAATCAGTCGCACCATGGGCCACCTTATCTAAACCAAGCGCTGCATTATCTGCATCTGTAGAAAGTTTACCTAAAGCTGTTCCTAATTGAATATCACTAATTCTGGCAAGTTTCTTTAAACCATCAGCAGTTACTTCACCATTTTTAGTTATGCCTTCAAATGATTCACCAAGATCAAAACCAGCTGCTGATAATTGAAGTAAAGCATTACGTTGACCTTCAGGAGTTTTACCACTTTCGGAGATGATACCTTGAGCTTCACCTAATTTCATTCTTAATTTAGAGAAGTCTTCCGGAGATAGATTTCTACGAAGTTCACCAGTATATTTGTCCATCAATCCAGTACTTGACAGGATACTCTTATTATTCTGTGTCAATCCTTTAACAGAATTACTAAGTTGACTAATATAATCTTTATAGTGAGCTGAACCCTTTTCAAAACCTTTATGAGTTTCTAAAAGAGATGCACTAAGTAATGAGGAGTTACGTTGTGTTTGTGTTAATGTATCTTGGAAATTACCGGTTGCTTTTGTTAATTCTTTAAGGGCAACTGACTGGCCATGGAAGCCTAATCTGGATAATTTATTGATTTCTTCACCAAGAGAATCATAATATTCAGTAGATTTTTTGATAGTTTTATTATATTCTACTAATGTGTCTTGACCATCTTGTGTTTCTTTGATCTGCTTATCAGTCATATTACTAAGTTTTTTAGACTTTTCATTCAACTCTTTCATGATCTTAGCATGAGCAGATACCTGAACAAATAGCTCATCTTGAGCTTTTGCCGAATCATTTCTGTTTCTGGCACCACCACCCCAAGCACTACTAGCACTACTAGTATTACCACCCTTACCTGCCATAGCATCAGCAAAGGCTTTAGACATAGCCTTCGTTAGGTCATTAAAATCAGTCTTATCAAGTGCCATAAAGGGTAATTTCCTAAGTGTTTAGTTTGTTATAAATATAAGCATAATATATTTATTGTTAAATCATATATCTAAAATATAGGAGTCTCCGCATGTCAGAAACCAATCCCCTCATTGCCAATCTTAAACTTCCAGGTCGAATCTTTCAGCTTCCATCTCGTGGTGAATTCTATAAGAATGGTGAACTATCAGCTGATGTCAGAGATGGTGAAATTCATATTCACCCAATGGCCGCACTTGATGAAATTAACATGAAAAACCCTGATCAATTGTTCTCTGGTGCTGCAGTTAATACAGTATTCAAACAATGTATCTCAGGTATTGAAAAGCCAGCAGAACTATTATCTAAAGATGTTGATGCCATTATGATGTACCTTCGGGTAGTTACCTATGGTCCAACCTATGAATTCAATGCTCGTCACTTCTGTGAAGGCGGTAAAGAACACTCATATATCGCTGATATCGATACAATGATTAATACTATGACAATTATTGATCCGACAACTATTGAAGATAATTATACTGTTACTTTACAGAATGGTCAAGTTGTAAAATTACAACCAAATAAGTATCAACAGGTTTTGGATTTGATTAAACTGAATAGTAATAAAACAGAGATAACTGCAGAAGATCAGCAGAAGAATTTGATTATGATGATGATGGGTGTTATCAAGTCAGTTGACGATATTACTGATATCGTAAAGATTGAAGAATGGACAAAGAAAATACCTTCACCAATGGTGAATCGTATTGCTAAGAAAGTAGAGAATGTGAATAGTTGGGGTCCAACATTGAAATGGACCTGTAACTGTAAAGATTGTGGTAAGGATTTTGAAGTTGAAATCCCTATCAACCCAATATCTTTCTTCACCGAATAATAAACATTGGGGATATGCCAGCGGTTAATAAGTTGATTAAACGCTTAGGTAATGAAGTTAAGAATATAGTTAAGTCCGCCCTTGAAATTTCATACTTTTCAAGAGGAGCTTGGGGATATCATGAAGTGCTGATGATGTCTCAGGGGGAAAGGGAATTGGCAGTTGACTTTATTAACGAACGACTTAAAATAGCTTCTACCTCGCACTTCCCAGTTTATTGATCCCAGGAATTCAAGCCAACTTATAATGGGAAGTTTAGCGTGCTTAAGCTGTTTAAAATTAAGTTTTAAAAAAGGACCTTCAATAGGTCCTTTTTTTTATGCTTCCATATAACTCGGTGCTTGATCCACACTAACTCGCACACCTGTTATTAGTAATACATGATCCACCAGTTGCTGGGGTTCCATATCAGATTTGATTCCATCTAGCCCATCATGTAACATCAATCCGGTTTGACCGATCGCATTCCAAATGGCATACCGACTTACTCGTTCCCAATCAAAATACAATTTGAAAATCTGTTTCTGATTCTTGGCTGTTGGTGGTAACTTCAATAAATGAATACACAAATCCCTTTTGGCAGCTTTAAACTGTCTGGTAATAGAAGCAAGTCTCTTACCAATATTAAGAAGTTCAGATGGAAGTAATTGTGAATTAGCTTGTAATATAATATTGACAGCTTCAGAATATCCCGCACCACTCACCATCATTCTTGGTGATATAGTAGAACCATTAGCTAATGCCATTACTAACTTCTTAACAACATTGATATTATCTGATGTTGGTTCAAGCTTGAGTAAATGACAGAGTTCCCAACGGAAGGCAACTTTTTCACGATCAGCTCTTAAAATATCTGGATATAACATTTCTAAAGATTTTTGATTATCCTTATACTTTTCTTCCAGATGAGTAATCAGGAATTGACAATAAGAATTCTCAATATCAATGACATCACCAAATAAAGCTGTACGTAACCAACCTGGCCAACATTCAATAGATTTAATTGGCCAAACTGATTTATCTCTTGCTTGGAGTATTCCACTCTTTTCAAAATAGAAATCAATAGGTCCATCATGTTTGAATAACCAATTGATAGCTGGAAGTAGATCCTCTCGATTAGTTCTTTTTAATTCAGCCCTGACATGAGTCTGAGCCTTTTTATCTACTTGAACTTGGCTGATGGTATAGTCACCGAGTGGTTTGATACCAGGAGAAAATCGAACTTCATGGATGATAGCTTCAATGGCTTCAATCATATCCATATTAAGTTTCTTAGGACTTATTAAGGTGGGACTTTTCAAACCATTATTGAAGTTGAAACCCAACCGAGTGATAGTAAAGAAGTGTTCAAGAATGACCTTAGCATCCTTTACTTGACGGGTTAGATTGGTGAGAAGGACTTCTTCGTTGATGAACCCAGGAGCTGCACTATTTTGTTGGATACAATGATACCATGCAATGGCAATAGACAAGATGAGGTCTTGTCTTTGTTTACGTTTATTCCACCAAGTACCACTAATTCTAAAAAAATTACCCACGTAAAGTGGGCAATCTCTCCGAAATATTTGATCTGTTTTTACTGCATGAAAAAGAAGCATAGTTAGTCGTTAGGTTGAAAGGCTGCTAAGTAGTCAGTTAATGTAATGACTAATTCATCATAAGAATGAACTACAGGAATATCATATCTATGACAGACAATATCCACATTACCTTTACAATAAAATCCATGAGGACAACATACAATGACATTATCCCAATCCCGATTTGCTGATAGTCCCAACTCCATAAGAGTTATAGGAGATTTGGTATTAGGATCAAAATAGAATACGGTTATTTGAGCAGATTCCAATCCATTTAATTCCCAAGTAACTTGTTCATTAAATTGTGGATTTTCAAATTCTTGTACCCATGAGGCATCCCAATCAGTACGTCTTGGATTCAAAAAGAGAACAGAAAAGTCTCTAAAATCATTTACAAGACGTTCTTGCCATGGTTCAGCTAGCCCCATCTCAATTGATCCTGTCAAAAATACTTTTGGCAAGTGGGGATATACATTGATATTGTTTGGGGCTTTGACTTCAATCATTATGCATGACCAAGAACAGCTTCAATACCATCACGCTTCATACGACGGTATACAGCTTTAGGACATTTTGGATCAAGAGTGACCGAATTGTGAATTTCAATTTGTGGCTGCATTTCTTTATGACCTTTGGCAGTTTTACCTTCTTTCATAACAGTCACTTTATGCTGGACATAACCGTAACGGGTATAAGCACCTTCAAGCACACCAGTTTTAACTAATTGGCGAACGATAATACGTAATGCTTTGGCTTTCTTTTGATTCATTTTATTTCCTTGGTTGAATTGAGAACTTCTACAAAATTGATTGCTGCTTGTTTTACATCTTCTTCATATGCTCGTTGGGATTTTACTGCTGGAACCAAATCACTAACAATTTCCTGAATTTTTTCTTCAGGCAAATTACCAACATCCACATAAAAAATTCTTCGATTACTCATCTTATTTCCTTAATAATTTAAAATACTATTGGTATTAAAGTACATATTATACAACTCAACTAATACATCACCATGACAAGCATCAGGTTTACACCAACAGCCTAATGTTAAACCTTTTAATTCTGGTAGAGAATTAAATAATTCAGGAGTATCTAAAATATATTGTCTATACTTTTCGATAACTTCTTTACGAGTTCCATGAACTCCTATTATAAATGGATTTCCCCATTTACTTGGTCTCGTAATTATAAAATCGTAGTTGTCCCTTTTGCAGTGGACAACATTAATCTTCTTGTTTTTCTTCATGTTTTAAATGGGCACGGTCAATAGCTTCAGCCGCCGCTTGAGGTACATCATTTGGAATCTCTACATAAGCACCAAGTACATATGCACGACCACCTTCAGCCCACTCGGGATTTACAATTTGTTTAGGTCCACCCAACCACGAGAATGCATGTGCATTCATGTTGTTATTTGTGGTGACAAACCAATTAATATCACCGAGGTCATCACGACCTCGTTTGATAGTTTTTAGAATTTGATATGCTTCTTTTGAAACACCAAGATGTTTTCCCGTATTCATAATAACTTGACCAATACGAGTAGGACCATCAAGTGAAGTTGCTACTTCATTTTCAATTGATTTTGTTGCTATTAGGTCTATAATTAAAGAACCTTTATAAGCAGTAATAGTTGCATGAATTGTCATCTTTTAATCCTCAGTAAATTCAACAATAGTTTTCCAAGTAATAGGACCACAGCCTTCATATTGGCCCTCAAACTTAGTACCTTCTTTACATACATCAAATCGCCATGCTTCATCTTCTTGACCTTCAGTAGCAATCTTACTACGGAAAGCATAAAGACCTGCTTTAGTTACTGTGAATTGACCAATTTCAGATTCACAAATCATTGTTAGTTTTGACATAATTATGTCCCAATAAATTAATATTTCGAACTTTAATTATAACACAAAATTGTCATAAAATACCAGAATATCTTGGATTTTTATCACTATCAACATGTTCAATAAGATAACCATTATTTTGTTTGAACAACAATACTTCCCATTTAGAAACACTTGCTGTTCCTAGCTTACCAAGCTTCGGCCGTAATATAATAAACTTAACTTGTTCCGGTGGAATCATTAGGTTTTCAATATATACTGAATCTGACGCATGTGCAAAATCAATTTTATATAATTTCTTAGGACTACCATTAGGTATCTGTGTTATTTCAAAGGTACCACTCGGAAATTGTGCAGAGTGATGTGTACTTGGGTTTGGATGAATTAATGCTTTTCTACCTTTTGTATCAGTAACAAATTTAACTAAGCAATCAATGAAAGCCGTTCGTGCTCTATAACTTATATTTGGGTTTTCCTTACCAAGGGCTGTTTTAATTGTTTCTTTATCAGGTGGGATGAACATCATCCCTGCTTGTTTGGAAATCCATGGGCCAAGATAATTACTTGCCCGCTGATACATTTCATAGTATCCGGTAATTATTTTAAGTAAGTCAGAAAAGTCTGAAGTGTTTCGAGAGATATCATGTTTTGCATTCCATCTATTTTTATTGTCTGTATCCATTATATCATAAGGTTGGGGTTGGGGGATTACTATTCATCATTTGAATAGTCATGAGGAGTGCACCAAAAGGTTGGGCACTTTAATAGGTCATCGAAATAATGTACCTGGAGAGTTTGTTCACAACAACCATCTGATTCAAGATCATAAGTTGTAAGTTCAAATCGTGGAAGAGGAGTCTCTTGCTTTAGATCAGTATAAGCAGTATGACTTTTCTTAACAATAACAAATACAGGAGTACGATTCCATTTGAAAATCAACATTGGAAATTTACTTGTTTTTAAAGCATCAACTTCAGATTCTTTAAACCATTTAAAAATGTTTGCAGTATTTGCAGCAAGAGAAGTAAAACTATCTGAGT